AATGGAATCCTAACATAGCCGTATTGTATGTGTTTAATGGTAAAAGTATTTCTTCTAAGAAATACTTTTATGCGTATATAAGGACCTTAACACCAAAAGCTATGTTAGGATTTCACTCACAGAATGTATTACAAATCTTGGAAAATATGAAGCCGATAATTTTTAGAATCAGTGTTACCGATGAGGGTGAAATAACCTTCAATGAAGTAGAAGGAATGACCAATTCCCAGGCCTATAAACTAATGCTTCGGAATGGTTATGGTAAAGAAGGCGATGAACCCATCATACCCATCATAAGGGTTTCTTATGAAGAAGTAGGAGTTGGTTATGGATATACCATGGATTTCATAGCTACACCAGTCATCAGCTTTAGATCGGGTACCAAACCTCTCACCTTTACCTTAGCAGTACCGGCTATACCAACAGAGGTTTCGGCCAGGTTAGATTTCGATGCTGCCTTATATGGTATAGGAAGAACAGCAGACAACGTATTCGTTGGCCTGGTTATAAATGCCAATGGTAATGTAAGCGTTAAGTATTTCGAGAATTAACCATACTACATATATATACCCGGTCATTTAGGCTGGGTATTTTTGTGTGAGTAGGTCACCTAAGAGTATATCTTAGAGATATACTCTTACCAATAAACCTTACGATATGAGTTTACTTTTATTTCACCAAGGTAATGTACCTATAATCGAAGATGATATGAAATTCGCAGAAATCAAACTTGAGAACAACAAAACAACCGGTAAAAGCTGGGCACTCATCGGGTTTGTTACACCAGAGGATGTACTCTCCCGAATTGTAATGGACCTCATCTATGGTAGTATAGATGGTATTAAACTGGTAATGGACCTGCAGCTTTTAAAAGTCCAAGTACTCCAGAAGGAACCCACATCGTAGGGTTTCCCTATTACCATTTAGACTTTGACAATCAGAAGCTGACTATAAAGGTAAATAACTCCGGTATACAAATGCCAACAGACGACGGAGTACAGATAATAGACTACATTACCATATATGCCAATGGAAATTTAGATATCCAGTTATTAGATAGGCAATAATCCTAAGAGGGGCTCACTACCAAGGGTCCCTCTTATTGTGTGTATACCTTGATACCGAAACGATATCTTCAGGTCTATATCCCTTAAATTCATGAATACTATGTTAAAGGTTTTATTTCATATCCTTTTCTTCCTTATGGGATTCACACTTACATTGGGAATAATGGGTGGGGTCCTTTGCTCGTTGCAGAAACATTCTAGTAAATTATTACAAATAATAGGTGAGTTATTCATATTCGGAATAATTTGCATTCTGGTAGTCACTCTTACAATAGTTATAATTAAACCCTATGCCTAATCATGGAACAGAAAGAGAAGAATAGGATTATCTTGGATTGGATAATCAAAGCTAAGGATATTTATATGAATACCATTATTAATTGTGGAATGTGCAAGTCATTCAAATTGGCTATATTAAGGGATTCAGAATTAGAGAAGTCTTTGATTTGTATCTTACAGGATATTGGACATGAGTCAGAGATACTTGATGGTAAACTATTGTACAATCCTGAATGGCCTTTTATACTTATCCCTGAATTTAACTTTGAGTTCTTGGGTGGGGATAAAACTACTGAGGCTTATAGGGAAGTTCAAAACCATAAGTTGACCCTTCGAGAAATATTTTGGTGGAGTAAGTGGGATACTGAAGTAAGGATTAAGGCATTTGATAAACTGATAGGTATATATAAAGCTAAATCATAGGCCTTATAATAGGAGCCTAAAAATATCCTGGAAAAATTTTGTGAAGAGCCTTTGGAGGGGGTTCTTCATTTTGTGTAGGGAGATGGGGGGATGTGATTATGTGGCATGTGCCTTTCAGGAAGAGCTTAAGGTGAGGTTTCTTTGGTAGCTGGCAGTAAAAAGGTTTTGGTACCTTAAAGAGTCTTATCACGAGGTCTTCAAAAACATCTGGCAGTAAAACAGGGCCACGGTGTCCCTATCGCAAAATTAAATTTTATTAAAAATAGGGGACAAATTTGTCCCCTATTCGATTTTATTTACTTGCTTTCTTTTTCATTCATTGCAAGTAAGAAATTTTTGATTGTGTCCCTTTTTTCTGTATTGGCATTTGCATCGACGATGCAATTTGCATTTATATATACTTGCTTTGCATATTCTTGCCATGCTTTTTTTAGTGCTTTCCTTTTTTCTATATTTTTATTGCTTGCAATAAATTCTGCTATGAACGCATCTAACTTTTTACGCAACTTCATTCGCAGATTCTTTTTTTCTTTGTCGGTTTTGCATTCTGCAAAGATTTCTTTTTTGTAGATGCTTTTTCTTTCGTTGGTCGAAAAAATTTCGTTGCCGATTGCTAAAATTTCATTTGCTTTCATAATAGTAAAAATTTTTAATTGGTTTAACTTTTATTAGTTCTTTTCTGTATTACAAATATACAACAAATATTTGTAATTGGTGGCCCTGGGAGCATTTATTTTTCATAAAACTTTCAGGGACCTGTTTCAGGTGATTCTTGGCATATCTATTGCTTTGTTGGCCTTCTTGGCACCATCAGGGCACCAGAAAGAAGGTTCTGATAGATGGTCTTAATGTTCGGTTCTTAAAATGGTCTTAGCTCCTGGGTTGGGTCCTATATGTCTGAAATGAATTAAGGTCTTAGCTCCTACCCTGCATTGCCTTTATTTTCAGGATGAAGTTCCCAGTGTTGGCTTAGGATTGGGTACCCTACCTTATATAATCTAGAAGTTCTTAGTTTTATAAATAAGTAAAACTATATTCCATAAGTTTTAAGTTTCTATGATATGCCCCTGCTTGCAAATGGAAACACTTTATTTTGCATTGCATTTCGGGAATTTTGAATATAGGATTAGGATTGGAGCCAAGAGGTGCCTGCATGGCCTATAATATAAAAGGCTATAAGCCAAGCCACTAAAAGCGATATAGGGAATTAAGGCCACTACAAGCCAAATGAACAGCCTCATATGGTCACAAGAAAAAGCCTACCTGGTTGGTAGGCCTTAGAGGGAATTTTGAAGGATTATTCCTCGGTGATCTTCAATGAGCAGAGGTGAGCAAATTCCCTGTATTCATCTGGGTTATATTTAGGATAACTAGAGGGATCTTCTCCATAGAGGTTATCCAGTTCATTTTTGATTTCTCTTTGGATTTGGAGAAATTCCTTGGTAGGGAGTAGTTTTGCCTCATGGGTAAGGTATAGGAATTGGTATACCTGTTGGGTATAATCAGGAGTATAGTCATAGTAGGAGTCATCCCCATTAGTTCTCCAGATTACTTCCTTGAGGGAGGGGATAAGACGGTTTCTAATGTAATTTAGGATAATATCCTCGGGTTTAGGATTGCCCCAGTATAAGTAAATCTTAAGAGTGATGGGGTATAAATCCCCTTCGTCGGTTTCCATAAACCCCAGTTCTAGGGATTGGTGACATCCAAGTTGGAGCATTGGGATAAGATGTTGCCCGGTAACTGAGTAAAGGTTAATGGTAATGGTTTTCATGGTTTTTACTTTTTAATGGTTTATTATTTATCTTTCTTTATGCAAATATAAGAATAATATATAATATATGCAAATAAATATTCTGAGCCTTCATTAGGCCTTGGGCCCTTAATCCTAAAGGCCACTAAAAGCTAATCCTTATATAATATAAAGGCTATATTAAGGTACCTTAACCTACCATAAAAGGCCTTAAAAGGTACCTTAAATGTGCCCTAACTAAGCCTTAACTTGAGAAATCAAATCTCCAATACTCTATTCCTGGCATATCGATTTTAGACACCTGTTCCAAAATCCCCTAAAATACTCGCATATATATATATATAATATAGATTGTATTCTTTAGGGATTGGGATTAAGGCCCTTAAAGGCACCTAAGTGTACCAATGAAGTTATTCATCTATTCTCAGATATAGACCTGTAGAGAGGCTATAAGTCTCTTTATCGAAAAGGCCTTAGCTATGGGCCTTAACCTTGCCTTAAGAGACTTACGATTATATATAATATAGACTTGATTAGGAGGGGATTTAGGGTACCTTAAAGGCTGCCTTTAGGGCTCTCTTTGGGTCTTAGGGCCCTAAGTCGACTTAGCTACTACGTATAGTAACCAAGATAGCTCTGAAGCTCTTAGGGTACACAGTGAAGGCCCCCTTTTGCCCTACCCTAAAAATTTTTCCCAATCGGATTTTATGGCCTTAGGTCTTTTTCGGAGTCAGAATCCGTATCACCGACTGCTTGTTAACTTTTACCCTATCCTAACACACAAATAAAAGGCTTCTAAGATAAAAGCCAACCTTAAAAGCCTTATATGATTGATGATTATAAGTATATGTATTTATATAAGCCCTTATATATGGATGTATATATTAAGGATTGTATTGATATTTAGGATTTTTTCTTTGTTTGGGGTTGGGTTTGGGTATTAGAATCCTGGTTTCAGGTTTAGATGCCTTAATACTTCCCTTAGTTCGGAATCTGTATATTCCTTAGCCTTTTCAATTGGGATGTTGTTATGGTTTGAGGCTATGATGATTGCCCTATCCTTTGATACCTTAATTGATTTTCTTTGTTTCATAGGTTATTATTTGGTTGTGGGCATATCTTCTTTTTCTACCCAGATTTTATCTATGGTGGTTCTATGGAACCTGCCTTCGGTATTTAGGATTATGGCCATTTGATAACCTGAACCACAGTGCCAATGTTGGATATATCCCTTGTATACAACATCAGTGTAAAGCCCCGTATTTTCATCCCTTTCTTGACTGGTGTAATGTACTAAAATGTCTTTCATGGCTTTATATTTATTAGATTATGTTATAGGTGAATGGCATCTTCTGCTCAATAATGAGCTATGGTCTCTTGTATATTTTGAGGTTTTTCTTCGGTTGGGATTGGAATGAATCTCTTTCCTTCACAGAAGGTATAACATCCTCCCCCCTCTTCTCGAGGTACCTGGCATTCTGTACATATATGAGTTGTGGATTTCATAATTAGTATTTGATTTGGATGATTATCCAAGCAGTTACCAGTATAATGGTTATCAGAATAACCCATTCCAGTAATGCTTGCAGTAATAACTTAAGTGTTTTCATATCCAGTTATCTTTAAGTTACTAGATTGGGTAGTAGCAGCGGATAGAAATGATACCTCCGTGATTGCGGATTACTGTTATATCCTCATATTGGAAATAATCCAAGGAAGAAACGTATAGGTCGAATACTGATTCCAGTTCTAAGTTTGTACCGCCAAATACTTCCGTACCCGGAGCGGGTGTGAATGTGAAAGTATGATGACCTCCATACTGATTGTTTCTGGTCTCAATCTTAGTGAGGAGCATACCATATCTCCGGAGAAATTCCCTGAATGTGCATTGGAAATACATTTCGGGGTCTGTCATGCCTTGTCTTTTGCACCATCCGTGAACTTTCTTCAGGAGGTATAAATGAAGATCTGACTGTGTTTTCATGGCCTTATTAAATTTATGGTTTTATCTTTATTTCTTTATACAAATATAGCAAATATTTTGCTATTTTGCAAATAAATATTAACGGCCTTTACCAGCGTTCGTCTTCGATGGTTATATGAATATTAAGGTTTTGCTGTGGATGGTCCTTTAACCATCTCTCAATCTCCCCAGCCCTTTTGAGACTGTCTATATAGTCTGGAGCTATGGCCTTAACCGTTTCGTAGGGCAAGCTCCCATCTGGATTTATCCATGGCTTAGTGGGAGGTTCTTTTACCCGGTTTTTATCCCTAATCACTGCTATCATGACTAAGATAAGGGTAATAGCAACGACTACCAGTATGAATCTTGTCATAGCACTTTCTTCTTGATTTTTCATGAGATTTTATTTTTTGGTTGATCATCCTGTGCTGATATGAATTGGATTTTCGACTTGAATTCATCCAGACGATCCTCTTTGATAAGGGTGAGCATCTTCTTTCCTGTCTGGTGATTGACCATCATTGTGGGAAATACTTTAGACATCTTGGGAAGTCCATCTGGACCTGGTTCTAAGTCTTCTATCAGCATTATTTCTGCTTCCGAGTTTAATGCCAGTATATACGGAACCAATTCAAACATTTTCATAACTTTGATTTTATGATATCTCTGATACCTATTAACTTTAGCTTTTGTTCAGGAGTTAAATCAGAGTCTTTCATTGCTTTATTTACTTCGGCATACAGCTCCTGCATCTTTATCCTGTAGAGAGGTCCTTTGATATGCTTGCATACCCAGTTGTATTCTCTACATATTTTGTTGATTGAACTCATGCTCTGATGGTTATTATTAATCCCAGGTTGCAGCTCCCTACCAGTACTTCATCATCCCCAGTGGAGAGAATCTCCTTTATTTGAGTCATTGCTCCTCGGAAACTCATTTTGACTGCTCCCTCCATTTCATTGAACTTGACCAGGAGTGTATGCTTATATGACTGAGGAATCCGGTCCTGGTCATATTTAATCTCTACTTTATAATCGTAGAGTTCCAACCCCAGTCGGGAATCTAACTCTTCTACCATTCCAAGGTAGGTGTCTTGGATTGCTTCCTTGATGCAATCAACCTCTTCCTCATAAATCTTCCCTAACTTGTAGGACTCCTTGAGACCCGTAAGCATAACCTTTTTATAATCTTTCATAATATTAGGGTTTTATCCTTTTCTTATTACAAATATAATGAATTAAATTTATATTTGCAAATAAAAATCATAGGTCCGAGAATGGTATACCATAGTTTTCGAAGGCATCTTTAGCCTCCTGAGGTAAATATCCATGTTGTTTGGATGCAAGGTATACTATACCATTGCAACCGATTACTACCCCGGTGATAGTATGTTCAAAAGGCCATGTAGGCTGAACTGCGACCATTACTGGTGCCTGAGGGTACATTTCTTCCAGAGCTCCGATCAGATCTTCTACAGTGTACGTTCTCATAATCTTAGGTTTAATATAGGGCCATTTCTATGGTTCTTTTAATTACTGTTTCTCGGGTATCTTTTATCCGGTCAATGAGATATGCTTTAGCAATACTCTCACCATTTTCATCTACCCCTTTGGCTACATCTGCTTTCCGGGTAAGTTCTACCTCCATATCATGAGCTGCATCTATGGATATTAGAAGGTGAAACCTATGTAGACTTCCTTATTACCTTTACGGAGTACTTCATGATTGGTATCTGCCCATTTATAGGTACTGTAGGCTTTTGCTTCGGGTATGTATTCTCCTCGGACCCATACCTGAGATTCCTTGGGCTCTTCGATTGAACTAAGGGTAAAGTATTCTCCCCTTTTCAGGTCCTTAATTGTTTTCTTTTCCATACCTTAATTATTTTAGGGTTTATTATTTCTTTTTCTTTATACAAATATAAGAATAATATTTTTAATATGCAAATAAAGCTTCTCGGCATCGGGGAGTAAGCAAGGATTCTAGAAACTTTATCTCCTATTTAGGTCTAGTTTTATTAGTAAAACAAAAAAGACCTCTAGAAAAGAGGTCTAATGGTTCTTTATTTATTAAGCCTTAGCTGATATGGGAACCGGTTTGTAATAGATATCTCCTTCTGGTATGAGGGGATGTTTGAACAGCTCATATTCCAGGGCTGAATTATCAGGAAACTCTACGAGGATACATATACCGGAATATACTTTCCACCCGGGTCTGTCTTTGATATCATCACTGAATAGGCTTATAATATCTATCCGTACTTTGTTCTCCACTGGTTTTGTACCAAACAGCTTATTAGTAAAGTTGAGTACTACATTCTTGATAGTGGGGTAATACTTCGGATCGTACTCCCGATACATGTTATGGCAGTAAAGTCTGCTTGCCCTTACTAAAAGGCCTATCTTTTGATTAACGTGCATAGTTATAAAAGTTAATGTTACATTACTTTATCAAATACAAAGTAGTTAGTAGCTTCTTTAAGAGAAAAGTGGTAGATTTTCTCGGAAAAGTTTTCTCCCACAATGGTTATTGATCTCACGTTGTTCTCTTCATCATCCTCTACATTGATGATCATTCCGATATTGGCCATGAATTTTTGACAAGTTACTCCGAGTAGCATACCCGGACATATATCATCTTGTATATACATCCCAACATAGCCTTCGTCTTCTGATAGGGTATCTACCCATTTACCGTTCTCTATGTATTTGAAGAGATTGCACCAGCCTGTGATAGTATGTATCTTTATCTTACTTGCACAAGCTGATACTGATAGGGTTACTTTACTGTTTGTACATAGCCAACCCTGTCGATTGACTTTTTCATCGGTAAAGACAATGTCTTCCTTATAAGGTGGGTAAGGTAAGCCAAATACCTTAATTTTCTTACCATTATTGATAAGTTGATTGACTCTGGCTACCACTTGATTAGCATTTAGAATTTCTTTCATAGTAGGTGTTTGTGTTATAGATTGAATTGAACTTCTGCTTTGTATCCAGGCTCTAAACTCCCAGCTGTAAAGGGTATACCCAAGTAATGAGGGTATGGGTTATGCCAGATATTGTGGTCGGACAGTTGTTTAGAAGCTTCCCTGATATTATCCTCTCCTGAAATATAGAATCTTATCTCATTCTCATCAGCTGATACTACTTTGAGAAAACCCTGTACAGTTAATGTAACTGTAACATTCCTAGCTTTAATTATTAAGTCCATAACCTTTATTTTTATCTTTATACAAATATAAGAAATTTAATCTAATTTTGCAAATAAAAATCAAAGGTTATCTTCGAGTTCTGGGTCTATTTCTTCGTAGTCTATTCCCTCTTCGATTTCTCGTCTGATTTGGTGATGGTCTTCTTCAAAAGCTTTTAAGGCACCATGGTAGTCTCCTGTTACGCTATCCAATTCGGCCTTTTTGAGAGTTAAGCCCTCTTTATCTCCTCTATTGCCCTCTTGTTTTGTTGCAACAACAACGGGTAATTCTTTGAAGTCATACTGATTTTCTACATATTCTAACTCTTTTATACCACCCTTGTCAGCAAGCTCTTTTTGAATCATAGACATGGCTATATCACGGGTTAATACTGGTTCAGACTCACCCGTATTGTTGAATTGATTGTTCTGTTGGTTGAAGATATTTACAGTACCGCCACCAGATACTGCCCGTACCAAACTCTGAAGAGAAGTTGTAGATTGTTGCTTCAATCCTATGGCTTTATTGACTTCTGCAGTTATAAATGGAGCATATCTTCCACCTTGAGAATCCCGAAGTATTTGAACCTGTTGACTTATTTCCATACGGTCTTCAAGTGCCCAGCCTATACAAGCTCCCATCAGAGAATCAGCAATCTCATCCATCTTATTACGATCAAATAAGCCGTTATCTAGAAACGTTTGTTTCATTTGCATCTGAATAATTGATGGCTCACATTTCAAGAAGTCTGCGAGTTCATTTACTGAATAAACCCTTGACCATAATTTCCCATTGTTAACTATCCAAGTATGGATAACGAACTTGGTCAGATTCTTAAGAGCTTCATCATCTCCAGCATTAGCCTGTAAGGCTAATTGGGTTATACCTAACCCCCTTGGGAATCGTGGAACTATCTTCTGTTCTTTCATGATGTTTGATTTTGGTATCTAATAGTTAATCCTGATAAAATATATAAAAAGGCCCTGTTGTGGCAAGGGCCTTTTGAACTAACTCTTTGATAGTCAGGTTGCTGGATCACCTGAATAGGCTTACCTTCAATTTTGATGAGCTTATTGACAGTTGAAATTCATTTACTTGATTTTCGAACTTAAGCTGGTTACTCAGTGTCAAAAGCCCTGAATATAGCTGGTCTACATGTTTGGGGTAAATTACCTCTATAGTAACTGAATTTAATCTATACTCATAGCTCAGATTTACCTCTTCTTCTCCGGCTGCCTTGTATGATGTCAGAATATTATCCGTTATCATAACAGCCAAGGTTAAAAATGTCCTCATCAAATCTTAGTAACTTTAGAGTCTTGTATTATTAGGATTTACTTCTTTCCCTTTGCTTTAGTAGCCTTTACCTTGCCCTCCTTGGCCAAATTTTGGGCAACTCCGTAGGCAACTACGGCCTCCAATATTGGCCTCATTCTCTTTTCTTTCTCCTTGGCTTCTTTTTGCCTTTCTTCTTCCTCTGCCATAAGTTTAGCTTCTCTTTCCTGGGCCTTTTTACGCCTCTCTTCTATTTCCTCATGAATATTAGGGAATAGGTTTGCCCTGAGAGGTATTACATGAAGGGCAAAGAATGCTGAGAATAATCCATCGGATAAAGGCTCACCTATCTTCTTCTTGGAAATTTGCCAAAACTTATCCTGCTGTTCTTTGATGGCATGCAGGAATTTTTCATAGGTGAACTGCACCTGCATTTTTTTACATGCAGTAATCATGGCCTCAATTCGGTCCTTAAATTCCTGGCCGAATGCCTCCATAAATTTTTCCCGGTTGAAGTTGTAATTGGGTTTATCCAATTTGAACTGTTTTACATACTCTGCAGTTTTCATAGTGTCTCGTTGTTTATAAGTTATTGATTTATTAAGTGTTTTAATGCTGATTCTCTAGTTACCACTTGGAAAAGGTAGCCTATATACCTATCTTCCCAATATGATAACCAAACTGGGTTAGGAAACCTAAACTTATTCCTTTCCTTTATCGGAATATTTCGAGGCATTCCCGAAATATATAATAAGTGAGGCCCATTAGTATTCTCGATAAATACCGGATGTAACATATTTTCGTCTACCTTAAAATACCCCTTTATGGCATAATCTGGGATATACTGATTTGACCTTATTCCGCAATCGAATGCCAAATCCTCTACCTGATATAATTCAGGATTAATAGGGTATTCTTCTTGGGATTGTACCCCTTCCTGAGATTGAAGGTAGTAGGTTATTTTGGATTTATCAAGCGTTACGCTTTTTACTCTTTCGGGAAACATGGTGCTTATCTTTTAATGGTACATAGTCTTCGATGTCATCCAATCGGTCAGTCACTAAAGCATATACGAATAGCTTAGCAGGACGAAAGAAGAATCTTCTTATATTCCCCTCCGAAATGTAATAATCGTATATTCTAAAGAATTTCTTCTGGTACTTGTGCTTAAGATTCCGTTGCGTTAGATATGACTTAAGAACTTCTTTATGTAATTCTAGCAATTCTTTATCTACTTTCTGAATTGCTTTATCTGGTAAGCCAACAACCATAATCTTTCATATCGTTAAAGGTGATTATACTAAGGGGACAGAGCCTTAGCCCTGTACCCCTCTCCTACTATGAAAGATTAGATTGCAACTGATTCTTTGACGAATTGGTTCTTGTATTCCAGGTATTCTTTCTTGGCCTTCTTGAACTCTTTCGAATCCTGATTCTCGATTCGGAGCATGGCCAGCTCCAGCTGATGAATCTTGTTTCGGACCTGCTGTCGGAACTTCTTCCTGGAAAGAGTGTCCTCGCAGTCGGCGGGGTAGATGTACTTGACCTCCCTTTTTGTTACCACCTCCTCTACGAGGTTAGCTTCTACCTTCTTCTGGGCTTTTGCGACGAGTTTGTCCTTCTTGGATTTCTTCTTTTTCTTTTCTTCGGCTACCTGTGCCGTTGTTTCTTCTTCGCCCTTCTTCAGAGCTTTCTTGGATTTCTCCACCTTTTCGGCCTTCTCCTCGATTAGAGTGTTGATGCCTTCGACCAGATTAGTCTTTTCCAGTTTCTGAGCCTTGTTGTTCTTGTTCTTTTTCATGGCTTACAATGTTAAAAGTTTGACATTAAATTAAAAAGTTCTTTTTATTTCTTATTTCCTAATGCAAATATAGAAGAACTTTTCTATATATGCAAATATTTTTATCATTTTCTTTGAGGTTGTGTTCTTGGCTTCTAGTGTGTTAACCTCTTGTGGCTTTTCCCTTTTATTGTTTATGCAAATATAGATATAAATATTAATCCCTGCAAATTATTTTCTAAATTCTTTAGAGGTTCGTTTACGGTATTGGCTAAAGTAATGTATGGATATATCTGGTGCCCACTTGTACCCACTACTTTCTTCAATGGCTTTTTCCACTACAGCATCAGGGTCCATAAGCCTATCTTTGATTTCCTCTATAGTTGATACTCTTACAGGCTTCATTTCTCGGATAATTTTTTGAGTATCTTTTTGAACGAGGTCATGTAATGGCAATCCTTAATAGAACATTTGCCATCTGGTGTAAGATTCTCGTTGGCCCCGCATTTAGTCATACCAGTGGCTTTATATGGACAACATTTGCGATGTGCTACACATGCAGCCTTAAACTCTACAGTGCTCATACTCTAAAAATTATTCAAAGTACTCCCTTACTTTGGTTAAACGGCATTTGAATTTGAACGGCATTACATAGTCTCCCCACCACCCAGTTAGAGGTAAAATACACCCGATAATGGCATAGTAGTAGAAAGTTTTTGCAACAAGCTGATTTTTCTCATTATCCCAAAATAAATACATTCTAGCTTCTTCATCTTTTTCGGGGTCCACATATACCCAATGATATGACAACCTGATAAATAACCATTGTAGTATCAGGATGTTTATCCATCCAAGGATAGTCATACCCAATACTTTCTTCCATACCCAGCTGTTTGTTTGCTTTACTTCTTTTCCCATAATCCGTATGTTGGTTGAATGTTTTTAAGTCGATGATATATGTCCAGAGTTTTCCATATTGACTCTGCTTGTTTTATTACTACATCCTTTGCCTCCCGATGAGTACTAAAGGTATTCCATAATTCCGGAGTGTAGTTGAGACATTCCATACATTCGGGTTCTCCCTGCACATGTTTTACCCTTATGTAGAAATAAACCTCTCGGTCTATTATGTGACCAATACGTTCCCCCTCGAATAGAATCTGAGCTTTTGGTTTGAAGTCGAATACATTTTTACTTCTGGTACCGTGAACGTATCTATTCACTTTGAACCTTACTATCCCTGCCATATCAATCCATGTTTCTTTCAAAGTATTCGTAGAAGTCCGCATCCTCGGTTAACTGGTCCAGTAATTCTTCTACATCCATATCCAAATGGACTGATGCTCCGGATACTTGTAGAGTTATTCCAGAACCATGGCTGCCAGAAGACCCGTGAAGTTTTAACTCCTTGGGCCTTTCTCCGGTATATTCATCTCGATAATGAATAATACCTTTAGAGTAATCATAACTCTTTACCTCGGATAAATGCCTGGATTCATCCCAGTTTTTCCAGTGAGGAGTTGCATCAGGAGTGGGTGGAACTGTTTTACCATCCCACAGTATGCATACTACGCAGAAGGCTGATACTCCTATTATCATCCTCTTTGCAGCTTCCCAAAGGGTCTTGGCCTCATCTGGTTCTCCGTCTGGTGTGTAATATCTTTTCATAGTTTCAAATTGAATATCCAACAAATAAAACTGAATATTAACAATATTATTGAAGCCGTACCATACAATATAAATAAGGGTTTAGCGGCTTCCCACATAGAGTCTCTCTCTTTCATAATCTTTTTCCGGCATACTTATTCCGGATTCTCTTTTCGAATGATTTACCTACTGATTCTCCATTTTGGATATCCTCTTTGAACATCCTGAAGTCGAACTCTGATACCGAGTTGTATTGGTATACCTTTTCTCCTTTGAAGGTAATGGTGATATCTCGGGTTTCATCATCCATCACTACCTTCATAATTCTGGATGACCCCGTAATTTCAAATGTCTTTTTCATCATTACTGTCTTTTAAGCTCAAAAGTGTTAAGTCCCATAGCTACCACATTATTTTCTTTCCTGAGTGCTTGACAGGTAAAGAAAATATCCCAGAGAGTGAAGACAGAATCAGAACTCATTTCCATTAAGTCCTCTTCCATCATATAGAGTGTACTCATTATAGTGTTAAACCATCTTTGATTTAACCCATTTACCAGCATGTTTTCAATATCTTCATACCTATTGTTGAAGGTATCTTCCTGAACTCTTTGAAAGGCATATATGTATTCTTTTGCCATAGATTCTACCGCTTCTAGAGAAGTCCCATAGCATGGAAATATAATTTTCCATTTGTCTAAACTTTTATCCTCTAAAAGGGATTCCAGCGCCTGAATCTGCACATCCATGATCTTATTCCAGATTTCCTGGGCAGATAATCGCCTCTGCAATTTCAGTTTGATACAGCCTCGGTTAATTTTCATTCCTTTATAATATTTCGTTATGCAAATATAATGCTTATTATTATAATATGCAAATTAAATTCAGTGGTGTTGTATAGGTTAGTTCAACAAAGAACCCCGAATCTATATTAGGTTCGGGGTAAGAGGTTTCATAAACGATTGCCTATCGGGTTAATCCTCCTCTTTCTTTGTCTTCTTTTTCTTCTTCTTGTCCTTGCCTTCTTTCGAAGGTTTGTCGGCCTTCTTTTCCTTGGTCGGCTCTTCTTTCTGGGCCTTCTTCTCTTTCTTAGGAGCCGTCGCCTGAGCACCTGAAGCCAGCTCTTCAGCATACTTCTTGGCCTCTGCCTCGGCCTTATCCTTGGACATTGTCTTCAGGAGAGTACGCATCTTCTGGCGGTACTTCTTCTTCTGATCAGAAGTCATTTCCTTGCCGTCTACCGTCGGATAGTCATAGGCATTGGGAGTGCTGGTGACCTTCTCCTTCTTGGGATGGGCTTCAGGCTTCTGATTCTTCTTAGCCTTTTCAGCAGCCTTTTCCTCTGTAGCTGCCCTGGCCTTTTTGTTCCCAAGGTTGATGATGTCTATCCAAGCCTGGATTTTCTTTCCATGCTTCTTATGGCCTGTCCAATCTTTCTTGGGGTCGAGATCATTCTCTTCCATGTAGGCCAGCATTTCCTTCTGAGCCCGGCGTGCCTTCTTTGCGGCCAGGTCTTTCTTGCTGATGTCTTTTGCCATTGTGTTGAGTTGATTAAATAAAAATTAGTTTGAACTACCTTTGCATGTTTATAGTTTGGTCAGGGAGTTTTTGGTCTGTACTTCCTTTATCTCTGAGATGATTATTTCCATCCCTTGGAGATTTGCCATCAATTTGAGATGGGCAACTGCATCATCCTGAGAGATATTAGTGTATACAATTCTGTACCTTTCACCAGAATCTTTGTTTTCAAAAGTTATGGTTAAGATGTTCCCATTGGCCAAATCTTCTATGCGCTTTGCCAAAGATTTTACCTTACCTATTTTTAGGGTTTTATCCTTGATTAAAGCTTGCCTTTTACCGGGAGACAGTCCAGGCATGGATAACCTTGTATCTATATCCTGAACCATTTTGGTTAGCTCTTTAATCCGATATATCAACCCTTTGACTGAGGAGTTAAATTGTCCCATTGAGGTCTTTGAATAGTGGTGTCATTTCCTATTTTCTGAGCATATTTATCAATCAATTCTTCCGTTCTAGAGATAATATACTCTGTCATCATTCTATTTTCTTCAGAGATATCTTTTTCTTCCTCTAGTAGCAGCTGATATGATTGTAGCTGATTACATAATGCCAGATATATAATGCTGTCGTCGTCTTGCATATACCTATACAAAGTGGGGAGGCCCACCCTTAAACCTTTGGATGGCCTCCCCTGTATGACTCAAGTTTTTGATGTACGTGGGATTAGGTGCTCAGGACCTATTCCTCATCGTCTTCATCTTCCTCGTCATCCTCGGCTTCGGCTGCTTTCCCTTTCTTGCCCATGCCTGGTACCTTGGGGACCAGCGTGCCGTGCTCTTTCTTGGACTTGACGGATACCCCCGGAATGGTAGTATTCGAGACGGCAATCACTTTGCCGTCCTTGTCGGTTACGACTGAGGTGATGAGAACTCCGTACTTCCGGACGTTCATAGCGAAAGTTTTTGCAACGTTTCCACCGCCCAGGTCGATGATGTCGCACTGTTTGCTGTTCGGTCGCTGACCAGGTGCCCGATTCTTGAGTCGCTCTTTCATGGCCTCTCGTTTGGCCTTCTTCTCTTCTGCAGTAAGTTCTTTCTTACCGCCCTTTTTCGTTTCCTCTTTTGCAGCCTTTGCTTCTGCTGCCTTTTTCTTAGTTGCCATGTTATATTGAATTAGATGGTTTCTTTGATAAGGGAACTCCAGGCTTATTACCCTTACCTATGGAGTTAGTTCTGGATTATTACCTGAAGCTCCCTTGGATTTGGTTATAGTCAGAAGGACCCTTACTTTTTCTTTTTCTTGGTGTCCTTCTTGGAAGCGGCCTTTGCCTTGGGCAATGTGATGTTCAGTTCCTTGGCTACTGCCTTGCGGAGTTTCTCAACATCTTCCTCGTCGAACTCGTCGGGATCCGTTTCGAGTTCCTTGTCGTCGCAGAGGTCTTCGAGAGCTTCGAAGTCCATGCCAGCCAGGTCTTCTGGGGTTACTTCGTCATCCTCTTCTTCGTCCTCATCTTCATCTTCGTCATCCGAATCATCGTCATCCTCATCTTCCTCGGAATCCTCGTCGTCATCGTCAGAGTCTTCTTCGTCCTCCTCATCTTCATCTTCATCGTCAGAATCCTCAGATTCCCCGCCGAAAATTTCCTCGGCATCTTCTGCCGAAATGGGAGTCAGGAGTGCATAGGAGCCGTCATCGTATTTGATGAGAATTACCCCGTTAGAAAGAACCTTACGTTCTACCTCTTTTGCTGCAGCTTTTTTCTTTGCCATAATTAAATTGATTAAAGGTGTTTGAAAATGTTTGAATGATTATAGTTTCGTGATAAACTTTTGAGTATATATCTCTCTGTTTTCTTGGACTGCCATAGCTTTCAAGAATACGTTTTTATCCCTGATAGCTTCTACTTTCTGAGTGAACTCATTCTGGTTTTTTACTTCAAAAGGTTCACCCTCCTGATAATAGGTATCGTCCACCGCATTGTCATTTTTGGTGTAATACCTTTTGACTCCCACTATAAGTTTTACTCCATCCCAGGGATTTTCTGGCTCCCTCTTAGTTACTATGGTCATTTCGCTATTCCATTTTTGTATGCAGTATAATAGATTCTTACATATCCTTCTGGTCCTATCCCAGAATTCAAAGCAGTATGAATATCTCTGTAGCCTTTTTTCATTGCCCTGCAATCATGAGCAAAATGTTCGGGATAAATATAATAATCTCCACATACTGGTTGGTTAGTTACCAAGTAAGCATACCATCCAGATTTCATTTTCATAGGGAACTCAGATCTTGGAACAAATCCCTGTGATAATAGTTCTTTGAGAATAAACTTATCTTTTGATCTTTTTCTTACCATAGGTATACCACCAAGCCTTTTCAATACTGCTTCTTGATATTCTTCCCAGTGTCTTTTAGTCCATCTTATGGAACTAATAGCAGAACGTTTAGTTATAGCTCTATATGCAAGAGCTACTTTAATTTGAGCCCAGGTTAAGTTATTCTTCTTCGTAAAGAGCCTTCTTTCTCTTGGACTCAATCTCTTTAGCCTTCGATAGCTTAACAAGCTTTTCCGGAATAGGCTTGAGAACAGTTCTATATTCTTTTGCTCCATAATTAAACTTATCTACCAAGTTCAAAAAGTACTTTTCTTTATTTTGAGAACTGAGTCTCTTTTTGCGAGCTAATCTTTTCCCTAATTCCCTTTTAGCCGAGTCCTTTGAATTTCTATAGGCTTCAGTTAATAATACCTTAGATATCGGCTTCTTTCTTTTCCCACCAATTAGTAGAGATTGACCTATAACAAACTTCTTCTCTAAAGCTGTTTTCCCCTTTATCCAGTGTACTGATTTTAGATTCTCTCGGCCATAGTAAGTTAAAAACCTTTTTCTGGCGGCTTTCAATGAATAGAATCCCTGTAATACTACTGCTGGTTCTCCTTTATAGTTATAAGACCAAGGATACCACTTATGAAGATATATCTTGATATCCATTTCTTTGATAACTTTTCGGAACCTTTGGTAATATTCTTTTCTCCTCCTCTTTTCCAAGAAGTATGCTCTTACATCGGGGGGTAGAGAATCCGGGTCTACTACTCCGTTAATCCTGGTAGCTTCTTTTAAGCATTCCCGGTATCTATCTAGAAAGCGTTTATTCCTTTCCCTATACTTATGAACCTTGATTTTTCCACAGAGTACTTTCCTTTGCCACTCTTGTTTTCTTCTTCGGCTTAATTTTATAATCTGAGGAGGTACCCATGGTATTCCCAATCTGTAACATGATTCCTCGAAGTCATCTGCATTCTTAAACCTATAGACTCGTGGCATATATCTCTACTCCTTCTTTTGTTTACGAAGTGCTGCCCGATACCATTGCTGAATAGATTTCTCCTTGGCATCTGGAAATCTCTTTTGCACTCTCCTGGTAATTCTATCAATTGACAATCCTTTGTAAGTTAATTCGAATACGTAGGATTTCTTAGTTCCTTTCCAAAGACCATTATCATCTTTTTCTTTCTTAGGTTTTTTAGGTTTCTCCAACCCCTTTACCCTTTTGGTCTTCTTCTGTTTGGTGACTGCATCCTCACCGATGAATCCCAAATTAAGTTGATAATTCCTCATCGGATCATCTTTAGGATATCCAGCAAGTTCTAATTGCTGGTCCATCCACTTATCGTATTCATCGATGAGAGCATTATCCGGCTTATTATCCGAATGATGAATCCATGATGCCAGTCCATTGTAATCAGCTGAACAAGCATCTGGGAAGGGCATACCAAGAGCAACTGCTCTTCTCTTCATGTCCTTGTAGGTCATATTCTCTAACCCACTTCCCATGACCTTAAGCTTTTCCCTGTTTAGCTTTAACGGTCTTTTGTCTTTTTTCTTACTTTTGCGCATATCTGTATAAGTATAAAATTTTATTTCTTATTTCCTAATGCAAATATAATCAAATTTCTCGAAGTTGCAAAATAATTAAATAAAAATTCTAAGAGTTTGATTTCAGAGTTCTTTTCCTGCGTAGTTTATAGGCTGTATCTAGAGTTTCACAGGTAAAGTCCATGTTATTTATTGATTTGTAATTAATAGCTTTCTGGATAACCTCCCTGTACTCCTTCCAAAACTTCAAGCCTCCTTTACTATCTACAGTTTTTTCAAAGTATTGAGTTGCCAATAATCCAAATGTGTCTGCAATAGTTTGGCTCTCAAAAATGTATATCCTTAAATCGGTTATAGCTTTGATTATATCATCCTCACGTTTGATTGGCATTACTCCATATCCTTCTTCAGGAAAAAGCTCTTCAGATACAATAGCTGTGAAATACCTTCTACTTGAGGGTCCATTTTTCCAGTATTCGGTTATCAACTGCCTTATCTTGAAGTCAGGTATTCGATGTAAGTAAGATAAATATACCTTGTCTTTTTTGGTAGACCTTCTCTTGTATGCAGTTGGAGCTTGCAATATCCTGGGCATTATCCTATAGTTATTCCACCTATCAAACTCAAGAATCAGAGCATAAAGGTCTTTGTCCCATTTATTCTCTGATTCCTTCAGCCTTTTCATATTCTTTATGATACGTGGATTGGTTATAGAAGTCAATAACCATGAAGAATCTCCTGAATGTATTTTAGCTTCTTCTTTAGGTAGCCTTTTAACTATAGCCCCGAATAAATAATCCCTAAACCTTGGCTCTATAGGAGATTGAGGATTTACTAGTGAAGGATGTAGTTCAAAGTAATCGGAGAATAATTTGAAGAACTTTTCAGCTCTGGCCTTTAGTTCTAAATACTTGTAGTGAGACATCTTGAGAATTTCTCCAGCTTCCCAAGTTGATAGACCCTTGCCTTGTATAAACATAAGGCTAGCCCTCTCTTGCTCAGTCAAACAGTCCCAAGCCAATTCTTGATGTCGTTCCATGTTAGTATTGTTTGTTCATAAGAATCTCTTCGGTACTACCGTCTGGAATTATAGATAAGTCAGTATCATAATCGGTTGAATACATTTTATACTCGTCTGATTCATGATATGCTGAATAAAGTACATTCTCCATTGGTACTTCTATCTCTAAACTACCATCCATTTCTGGGTATATCTTTACCAACATCTTTCTCGTATTTAGATTACTTTCGAGTATTATTGCTGGTATTCCCTCAAACGGATATCCCCTTAATACAACGTAATCTCCAATAGCAACACGAGTAATATCATTTACCGAGAATATCTTATTTGCTTTAGACATTCTGCGATATTTCTTTACTTCTTCTTTAGTTATGGTGGCTACCATTGAATAATCATCAAAGTCCTCGGCATTATCTACTCTAAGCCTTTTTCTTTTTGGTCTGTAGTCCAAAGACTTCATAAATGAAAGTATACCTGGGATGTCTCTCTTTAGTTTGTTTAAGTAGTATCTGTCAAAAGCTTTTTCTGGCTTCATCTTTATGAATCCATAGTTGAATAACAATGGTACATCTTCGTACTCATTCTTACCTTTCCTGGACTTCTTAAGTACGCTTATGGTTGGTACTATGGCTTTCACATGTTTATACCCCCTACATTTCAAATCATAATTGATTCTCTTGTAGAATTTCCTGTCAAGCCTGAATATACAGTATACATAGGGGGTCTTCATATTATTTTAATAATTTACGTACATACTTATGTAAATCGCTGTAATCTACCAGTCTCTGTACTTCTCTGAACATATAAACAAAAATATGTATTTTGGGAGTACTTACTTCCATCCTAGACATTTCGGGAGATTGGGTTTTTAAGAAAGAATCTACTTCCTCATTTACCATAAAGAACGCTTCGCCTTTAGGCATAGAATTATACCTCATAATAAGTACGGGTATCTTATTAGCTCTTTCAGCATCCCTATTAGCTTGAGTCCAGAAGCTATTTATCTTACAACTCTTCAAACCCAACAGTAAATGTTCAAATTTTATATCCTGGTAACTTTTGCATTCGATAGATAGAGTAAATCTTTTGGCATGCTTTGGGTCAGAGCATACCACATCTGATGATATATTATCGGCTTTTTTCCATCTTAATCCCCCACTAGCAGGTGTTCTAGAAAATTCATATCCAGACCAATTTTGGAAAGCTTTACAAACGGATCTCTCAAATCTATTTCCCTTACTTTTACTATTCTTTCTCATGATTTTATACCTTTATGACCAATAGTCACTAGTGGTATTGTGAAAGGCCCCTTTCTCTGGTCACAGTAAGCACCCTGGCATTAGGAATTGGCAATGATTCCTGGTGAGATATGAGGTATAGAGTTTTGTCTTTATATATCTTTCTAATTAACCCTATAACCAACTCTACATATTCTGAACTGAGGTTTTCAAATACCTCATCCAAGAAAGCTATATTTAACCCCTTAGCTTTGGTCATCACATCGTTCATAGCAAATGCCATAGCTAAGTTTACTAATTGCTTCTGACCACCAGATAATTCCTCGTATGATACCTCTATACCATCCATGATTATCTGGGTATTGAAGTCCTTCTTTACTCCTTGTATATCTACATAGAATAGGATACTGAACCCAAGTACGTCAGAATATGATTCGAGAGTTTCATTCAAAATATCCATTGAGCTCTCAAATAAAAATGCTTTTATACCTCGGTTCCCAAGAGGGTCATCCATTACCCATTTGTAATTATCAACCTTTTCCTTCTGACTTTTCATTCTTTCTTCTATAGTTGATAATTTCTTGGTTAAGGTTGAAAGCTGTGCTTTATATTTAGTTATTAACCCATTATTTACTCCTACTTTCTTTTCTGAAGAAAGCCTTTTGATTTCAGATTCTACTTGTTCTATCTCTCTTTGTATCTTCTTTACTTCATATTCCTTATCCCTAAGTTCTTCCAGTTCATCCCTATAATCAGATATTCTATCAGATACCCTGGAATATTTACCCTGTAACCTTTCAATATCTCCAAAAGCTTTCTTTACCTCAATTAAGCGTTTCAAAGAGTTCTTAATATCACCCCTCTTCAATAACTTTATTATTCCCTCAATAAACTCTTCTAGAGATACCTTGGTTTTCTTCCTGGCATCATTTATCTTATTGAGAATATCCCTTTGATTTTCCTTTGCCTCTGATAGCTTCTGTTCAATTCTGTTTTTCTGAGTTACTGTCTCCTTAAGCTCACTTGACTTTTTTGCCTTAGCTAGCAGTGATAATCTCTTCTCGAGAACCTTAACCTTTGAAGATATGTCGTCTTTTACCGTACTGGCTTGCTTCTTTAAGTCATCAACCATTCTTTGAATGGACTGCTTCTTACCTTCTAAGGTTCGATATCTTTGAGAGATGTCTTGATACTCCTTCATGGCTTCTGTATAGTAGCCCTTAGCAATATCTCTAGCTTTAGATATGTATTCCAACTCAAAAATCTCCTCAAACAATTCTTTCTTGTCTGAAGAAGATTCTTGTATCAGTCTTTTCATACCCTGACCGAATAGTACTGAATTCATAAAAAGGCTATACGACATACCTAAATCGGCGATTATAAGCGCCTGTATCTCCCCCTTATTTTTTTCTTGTACTTCAACGGCATCTATTTCATATATAAGTCTATCTTTACCTTTGGCTCCATTCACTTCACCTTTATACTTAAGGCATCTGGTTATCTTATGGGTTTTACCATTCTTACCAAAGTATATTTCTACTTTAGTTCCCTGATATGATTTGGGTCTATACTTCTCCCAAGTATTTACATCTGACTTACCCTTTAGATTCTTACCATAAACACCCCAAACTAAAGCTGATAGGATGGTAGTTTTGCCCTCTCCTGTTGCCCCTCTAATTACAGTTATCCCCTTTGAGCTTAAGTTTAGTTCCAAATGAGATATAGAACAGAAGCCGTCAATTATAATATTACCGAATTGTATCATTCTGCTTCCTTGATTACTTTTAATAATGTGGCCTTTTTATTTTGGTCTTTTATACCTTTTGCCCTCATATATCTCCTTACCATTGTTTTCTTAGTAAGTTCCCGAGTTATTTGCGGGGTATCTTCCACTGCCACAATCCGAGACTTGCTAGCAATGACAGTATAATAATTCCCGTCATCCTTAATTTCATCTTCTGATGATACATCCACAAATTTAGGAAAGCCTTTGAAGGGCTTGAATTCCATTGATAAGTCTTCATATATCTTCCAATATCCAAGTTTACAATTACGATCTGTTCTCCTCTGTTGTAAGGGAGCTCCTACCATGTATACCTTTTTACCCAGCCTTTGAGGTTTATGAATGTGACCTATCAATACTAATTTGAACTTAGAGAGTAGATTCACATTCAAATTTTCTACAGTTCCAACTTCAGTATTGTCTGTATCTTTAGCTCCGGGATAGTCAGTATGTAATAACAAAATTGTTGGCTTTATCATTGCTTCTTTCATCTCGGCTTTTATTAGGCCATCTAATCCTTTGTTGTGGTCTAAGTAAGGAATACCTACTACTCTGAACTTATCAAACTCATGGTAAGAAAAGTCCAGATTATGTAAGAATGAATATCTACAGCATAGATTTGCCCAGTGTGAGGGAGATTTACTGGTTATTGAATTACTTTTCTGCATATCATGGTTCCCGGATATACCATATATGTTAAATTCCTCACACCTATTTAACTCTTCGAAATGTTCGATTATAATTTCATCAAGCGAAGTACTTATATATTCTGGACGGTGCATAAAATCTCCGCAAAAGAATGCCGGACATTTATACTTGATACATAAGTCCTTAATCAAATAGAGGACCCTTATATGATTCAGGGTCCTCTTGTTATCTTCATTGAACTTAGAATATTCCCCTAAGTGCAAATCAGAAAATGCTATACCTATTACCTTCATAGGTTAAGAAATTTCTTTATTAAGTGTTTTCTCTTTTCGTAGTTCATCTCATCCAAAATGAGAACCTTTACCTTGTAACCCATAATATCCAAAGTACCCGTATTCGGTATATCATTTATATACTGTACAATCTTTGAATCAGGTTTATACCCCCACAGATCAAGTATACCATACATTACTTGTGATACCTGGAATTGATAGTACTTTGACAATACTCGTTTACCGTTATCTTCTGTTACCCATTCATTAAAGAAGCTTGATGAGAAAGGTATGAAGATTAAATGAGTACATTGTTGACCTAATAACATACGACATAAGTCTACTGCATGATCTAAGTCACATTCTGCTAATCTATGAGATAGCTTATTGATAAAGTATGCTGCCGAATCAAAATATGACCTATCCGTTACAAAGCTATCTTCTCCTCTAAAAGCTTTGTTACGAAGGTTAAGTACCTGCATATCTTGCATAAATACAGTCTTCGCATCTTGCTGAATCATGTCAGCATGTGGCATGTCTTTGGTTTCTGGTACCAAATCCGAGTATGACCCAGATATGAAAGGTATCTTTAACATATCTGCTACTTCTTTGGCAATTGTTGTTTTTCCAACTCCTGAAACACCAGTGAACATTATTTGATATTTCCTACCGTTGTACATAATGTTGTAGTTTTTTGAAAGGTTCCAAAAAATCGGGTATCTTGAAAGACCTAAGGTTAAACTTATCTAATACCATGAATAACCTATCTTTCCTTTTATTATTAGTACATCCTTTTACCCAAGGGACTTTCTTAATCGGGTGCATGGTTAATGCAGTTCTCAAATCTATTAGAGGCTTGTTCTTTTTGTATAACTCTTCTAGCTGATCCCTTTCAATACCCTTGAACTCTGCTCCTTTTGCATTTATGAAGTCTGATATACTTCCATATTGTTCCAAGAAAGCTTTAGTCTTCACTTCTCCCATACCGTAGTAACCCGGTATGTCATCAGATTTATCCCCGTTTAGTATTAGGTAATCAACGCATTCCTCTGCAGAGTAACCCATAATACCCTTGCAAGTTTGATTTAGGATTAGAGTATCTTTGTTAGGATTGAATATCTTGACTCTTTTGTCTAGTAATTGACAGAAGTCTTTGTCAGAGGATATTATGAGAGCTTTACCTGGATGGTTTATTGCCAACCAAGCAATGTAGTCATCTGATTCATATCCCAAGCCTTTTCTATCAATAATCATCTGAACTCCGAGTAATCTTAGAATCCTTCTCAACAATGAAAGTTGTTTATTGAAGTCTTCATAATCCATACTTATCTTACTCCTATGTGCTTTGTAACCTTCTAGTAGACCATTACGGAAATTAGACTCTTTACTCTGATGGGTATCGAATGTAATTACTACGTGGCTTGGTTTGAAACGAGTTAGGTATGAACCAAGTATTCTTAAGAACCCATACACCAATCCGGTACCAGCTCCATTATTGGCTTTTAAGTTCTTAAACTTATGATATGAACGGTGAGCAAGGTTACTCCCATCCACTACCATAAGCATCCTCGGTTTTCTACCCCTCATCCGGTATGTATTCTTCTTCTTCTGCATCTTCAGATTCTATTTGAGATTCATAGTCTAAGTCTGCATCAACAGGGAACATGTTTCGTGTTATCTTCTTTAGCTTTCGCTTAGTTGTTCCTATGGTGTTTATTCCGGCAGCCTTTAATAATTTTTTCCTTAACTCACCATCCTCCTCTATTAACCTGTGGAAAGCATCTTCTCCTCGGCATAGTTTCTTTCCTTCGAACATATATGTTCCACCACTGAGCTTCTCTATTACTCCAGCATCTTCCAGGGACTCTTCTAACCAGAAGTATCTATCAAAACCAACTTCATGATATTTAGGATTGAAATATATAGGAGCTTTGGATATAGTTTCACGAGGAGGAGATACCTTATTCTTTTTCATCTGAACAGTCACGTATTTACCTGCTCGTCTTTCCTTGCCTTTATACTTAATCTTAAGAGTTTTACCCGAGTAGAATGCTAATCGTATTGAAGCATAGAACTTGAGTGCTGCCCCACCTGGAGTTGTACTTGTATCTTGACCGAATCCGGCTCCAAGTTTACTACGTAATTGATTTATACATACCATTGTTACTCCGAGTCGATAGAATAATTCGTTCCTTATTCGGAACATTTTATATATCTGCTTGGCTCGGTTTCCCATCTCAGCTTTACCATCAGCCATCTTAGCATCTATGGCTTCTATTGAATCAAGAGCTGCTATTGAGTCTATCACAACTATGATAGGCTCATTATTGGTTAACTTAGACCTCCAGTATATTGCTAAGTCTGCTATAGCATCAGATATGGTTTCTATCCTGGTGTCATTTAATACTGTTACTCGTTCAGGGTCTAGACCATTTTCCTCTGCCCAGGAGTTCATCCATGCCTGTTCAGCATCTACCCAAATCACATGACCTCCTAATTGCTGAGTTGCATAAGCAAAGTTATAGGCTATAAGAGATTTACCTGAAGACTCCTCGCCCATAATCTCTATAATCTTACCAAATGGTACACCCCCACCCATCTGATAATTGAGAGCAAAGAATGTGGATGGAATCCATAATCCATGATGATTTATGGTACTAGCCTTTAATTGGAGAGATGACCCATATTTCTTGAGTATCTCATTTTGTGTGGGTATCTTAAACTTCTTACCTCCCGATTTTCGGGTAGCTTTAGGTTTTCTTGCCATACTTGTAATTTATAATATGAAAAGAGTGGGATATAAACTATACCCCACTCCTACTTTAGGTATATATCTAGAAAATCTTAGATATCACTCTTATATTTCTTTCCCTTTTTCTTTTTCTTGTCCTCTAGCTTGCTTTTGGAAGAGGACTTCTTACGTGGTCTTTCATCCTCATCGTCATCATCCCCCTCATTGAGGAATGAAGCCAGCTTCTCCTCGAGTTCGTCGTAGGAAAGGATATTTGCCCGGATTGCTTTCTCCAGGTCTACCTCTCCCCGATACTTCTTGTCCAGCTTGGTTTTCTGGCAGGGTGATACCGAATAACTGGTATCATTCTTACCGGTACCAGTACGGGTGATTTTGATATCGTATCCCTCTACGGGGTCGGTCATATCTCCCCAGTCCTCTTCATCGAGGTAAAGGTCGATAATATCCTGATATACCGAACGGGGTACCATCATGGGTTTATCTACCCGGTCTGGGTCAATTTCCTTACCCTTGGTATCTTTGTACCCGAGTACCCCGATGAGATACTTTCTCTTCGGTACCAGTTTCGAGGCCAAGGCCTTGTCATCGGGGTCATCGGAGTTTTTAAGCTCCTGGAACTTCTCCATGAAAGGGCATGGCTCATCGAAAGTTGCCGGAGATATAATACCTCCCTCCTTTGGTCCAAGATAGAATTGAATAATCTCTATTCCTAATTCCTCGTCTGCACCACGAGATTTGATACGTACTCGGGTAGTTCCTTCTTTCGGGTAGATTATTCCACCACCTCCACTACGCTTTTCCAGGTCCTTCTTCCTGGCAAGCATCTTTTCTCGGGTAGTCATTACACTGCCCTTTTTCTTGGTTGTTTTTTCCTTTTTCATGGCTTTATTTATTGGTTTCGATATAAAGTATCTCGTTCAGAGATAATATAGTTGTTACTTGATTGGGAAGGTCTACTACATCCAGTTCTTTACCAGCATACAGACCGTAGGTAACTACTGCTCCAACCTGAAGACCGGGATATTCTTCCTGCTGTTCATCAGTTATGGGTCCTACCTGAATTACTACACCTTTGCGTGGTACTGTGTCCTTATCGTGTTCCTGAGGGATATAAAGTCCTCCTTTTGTTTTGGTATCTGCCGTTACTACCGGAGATATTATAAGTACTCGACTTCCTGTGGGAGTTCCTAAACCGTTCAGTTTACCATTCAACTCCTTTGCTTCTTTGACCGAAATAAGGTCTAACTCAATTCTTGACATAGTTACTGTTGTTTACGTAAGTTTGCTGATACAGTTCTTAATATATTCTCTCTTGATTCGTAAGCTTTACATATACTTATCATTTTACTCGCATTGTACTCAGCCTTCATATATCTTTTCAATGCTCCTTGATAAGCTTGGTTGTTCTCTGCTTTATGATCTGCTGCGTCATTGTTTACATTACCAGATTCTTTGTAGTAAAGCCATGCCTTACTATAGGCTTGGTCCTTTGCCTTTTCAAGTTTATCCCTTTTATATATAAGCCTATCCCTTACCATCACCAATAGAGCATAATTAGATGGACTTCTACGTAAAGACTGATTGACCAGGTTCTCATCAATCATGAGTTCCTGGTCTAAATCAATCTCATAGGTTTTCCCTTGAAATAGAATCTTTAGTGTGTTTTTCTTAATCTGGGATAGACGTACTATCTTTTGCCTCTTTTCCATATAACACCTCTTTCACTGAAGTATTTATACATGGTCATAATGCTTATTCCATATTTGACCTTTATCTGTAAGTTACTCATACCACTCTCATAATCTTCTATCATCTTATTTATAGACTCCTCACTCAACTTAAGGCTGGGGATATTAAATCTACCGTCTCTTATACATTGTTGAGTATTCTCTTGGTTAGTACACCAATATAGATTTTCTACTTTATTATTTTCTCGATTATTATCCTTATGACCAACACATGGTTTATTATCTGGGTTTGGAATGTAAGTTAAAGCTACTAACCTATGTATATTAAACGTATACTTAATCCCCTTATTATTTCTTAGGCTTACTATCAGGTAACCATTGTTCTTCTTTCTCTTAGCCATTTTCCTCCAAGTAACTCTATCTCTATACTTAGAGTACACATCACCTTCTCTAGTAACATGATAACAATCAAAATCTGGTATATTACCTTTCATACATTCTCTTCATAAACTCTCTCTTATTTTTCTCTATCTCTTCTGGATATAACTTAGGATAATCTTCTATTTCAATACCTTTGAACTTACGATGTTCCTCTAAGTACTCATCAGGATTAAAATCTGGTTCAAGCATTTTCCTATAATCATATCCAGGAATAAAAGGTAGTTCCTCTGCCATAGAACGCCCGATAACGAAGTCCATTGACATACTTACGTCATCTATCTGGAAGTTGAAGTATTCTTTAGTATTTGGATTACGACATGTTTCCCAAATCTCATATACTACCCAGGTATTTATATATTCTGGACTTACCAAGTAATAGGTAGCATCATGAACATTACAGGTCTCTTGCATAAATGGTAACTTACCTTGCCTCATTTTCCAATAGTTTAGAATTGAAGCGAATAAGTTCATATCAGATGCAGCTGATTGACATGGCATATTAACCGATAATCGTACTGCGTATGCTGCTTCCTGCTCGTTATCTGAATATACCTGAGGTAACCTTCTCTTCCTGCCAAACAAAGATTTAATATATCCATGTCTTACCAATACTTTCTCCTGGTTAATCATGAACTTCTTAATCTTCGGATGTTCTTGGAAGAACTCATTCAACTGTTGCTGAGCTTCATCTGGTGTTACGATAATACCAGCTTTTGGGTCAGATAGTTTAACTGCAAGCAGTTTCTTCTGAATACCGTAAATAATACCAAAACATATCTGCTTTGCCTGTTTCCTTCGATTTTTCCAAAGCTTGTAATCAGGGTGTTGTTCATCGCTGTAAGCTTTGTTTGCTTCATCGTATGATACTCCATACTTGTTTGCTGCAATAGCAAGGTGAGGGTCCTGACCCTTAGCAAATGCCTCAAGATAAGTCTCATCTCCTGAAAGGTGAGCCATGATTCTTAACTCAGCTTGTGAGTAGTCAAGTGCCATATATAGTTTACCATGAGGAGCTACTAACTGTTTCTTGATATTAGCATCCACAGAAGTCTTGGGTATCTGCTGAAGGTTTGGTTCAGAACTACTTAATCGTCCCGAAGTAGTACCAATGATTTTGAATTGACCATGAATCCTATCATCGTCCTGTACCTTATCATGCCATCCCTCGATGTATGTTGTATACATTTTCTTTAACCCTCTTAATTCGAGAAGATTATCCAGGAAAATTGCTTTGGGATTTTCGGGATTTTTAACCGTTAGTCGAAGTTCTACCAATGTATCTTCATCGGTACTCGGCTTATCAGTATCACGATTAGTTTTCTTATCCTTGGTATATTTTATGATAGGGAATTTGAACCCCTTTTCGGAATACAACAGTAGAGGTAAATCAATTGTACTTCCCAAGTTTACTTCTCGGGTTAATTCCAATTCTTTTTTAGTGGTGAATACACCAGCTCTTATATTGGATATTTTTTGCTCCCTGCTTGCTATTTTCCGTGCATCCTTTGGGCTATTATAATCCAGATTTTCAAGTTCACTTTCAATGGATGCAAGGTATTTGCTTATTCTTTCTTGGACAAGCCATCTAGAGAATTTTTTCACTCGTGGAAGATTCAAGCAATTAGAAGTTGCTTGTTCAATTTTTGGCTTGTAAGATTCAAGCAATTCCTGATTGAATTTCCTATCTAGGTATAATCCGGTTTTTTCAGCATGCTGCAATACCCTAGAAGCTGGCATAATCAAATGCCTAAATAAGGGGTACATGCCAATCTCTATTAGCTTACTTTCAAAGAACATAGCTAACCTAAGAGTATAATCGGTATCCTGACAACCATACTTGCATAGGGGTTCCAATGGTTTCTTATCCCAAGGTATCTTGTCGAACTTCTCTGCCTTCTCGTAGTCGCCATGCTCTGGTAGATACCTTCTAACCATTGATTTCAGGTCATTAGGTTTCTCTTCATTTAGAAGATACTTCATAAGCATTCCATCCAGAACAGTACCTCTAACATATATCCCATATAACTCGAATATCTGAAGGTCAAACTTCAGATTCCATCCCACTTTAGTTACATTGGGATTCTCAACCACCTTTCTACCAAAATACTTTAACCAACGTTTCCAATGAGGGTTTTCATATTCATGGTGACATAAAGGTATTGATACACCAGAACCAACTTGAAAGGTTATGGATAAGATTGTTGGTTTAAAGGTTTTATTATAAATACCTTCTGCATTTGTCTCGAAGTCGACGGAAGCTATGCCGGTTTTCAAACAAGCTTTCACAAGCCGCTTGACTTGTGAGAAACTTTTGATTATGTCATATCTTGACTCCATGTTTATTCTTATTATATGCAGTATAGAATAGATTTTTACATGACCCTAAGTCTGATGTATTCTTTACTACTTGAAAGATACCGTTCTTTACTCTTTTTATATACCCTGCTCTACAAAGAAGACAGCATAACCAATATAAATATGCTGTCTTAGCTCCTGTACTCTGTAAGTAAGTATATCTAAATGTCTGACCAACTTCTTTATTTTGTAGAAGTTTTATCAAATTAGATATAATGTCTCCCTTCATAAGAATTATAAAATTATGTACTCGGAGCGGGAATCGAACCCGCAAGGTCAATGACCGTCAGAGCTTAAATCTGATGAGTTTACCTATTTCTCCATCCGAGCAATAAAAATGAGGAGTTATCAGTACTCCTCTAAACTGGCCGCTGACAATATATTACCTCTAGAAAGATATCTCACCATTACAGTATCAATTAAGCATCTTATACTTTATACTTATTTAGGTGTTTTTCTTAAAGGGAGATACTTACCTTTAGTAATATGATTGATCAGTTCATATTCTCACCCAAATATACCATCTGCTTTTCAAGGGTAGTACGGAAGACAGGATTCGAACCTGCGACCCCTTGCTCCCAAAGCAAGTACACTAACCGGACTGTGCTACTTCCGTAAATTAGGTACCAGTCTATATCCCTACCGTCCAGTACCTGGGAATGAATCAGGACTCGTTGTCCACAGCGCAAAGTAAAGATTCATAAGTGGACCCAGAGGGGATTGAACCCACGATCTTCTGATTATGAGTCAGCTGCTCTTACCAACTGAGCTATGGGTCCAGGTGAAGGTAACGGCTTTACTACTAATCTCGGCTTGACAGAAAAGAAACTAAGTTCAACCACCGTTACCTTCTTTGTTACCTTAATTCTGTCTGGATAGAAGTTTTGAGTTTTACCCAGTCCTTTTTATAACTATGCAAACTATCAATAGTATGATAGAGATAACCAGGTTTGGTACCCACTTCTCTAGCTACGTATTCCATGAGTTTCCATGCCAAGTATACATCATTTCCAAAGTGAGTTACAAAATCTGATGATCTTTGGTGATAGCAAATATTTAATTGCTTTTCACCTCGGGCATTCTCCCGTATTAGGAAGTCATAGTACATTGAACATGGGATGCGCATCTTACCATCCAGGCTTTCAGCATCTGAATATTCTACCTGCCCATCTTCACCATAGATATTAAGTATGGCTTTACGAGTATCGTTATCATCCTTGAGCAGACCTATAACAGCCTGTAACTTGGTCATTACAATCCCATTATACCTTACTTCCTCATTCATTCTCTCTGAATAGGTGTAGTCGAAGTACTTACCATCTACCAGGAACTCTTCCCATATTTCGGGACGCAATTTCCATGCTTCACCCGGGTTAATTTGTCCCGGGTGTATTCTTTCCTGGAACTCAGCCTCTGCCCAATCTTTAGATTTGGTGAATACAAATAAAGGGGCCGGGTCTTCCAGGTGAGTCAAACAGTATTGCTCGCATATAAGTTCTTTGGTAATGAAGTCATCTTTACCTTCGATAACTTTATTCTGATAGGTACGGGGTTTTACCTCATTACCCATCTCATACAAATTTCTTGCCGTCTCAGACATCAATTCGTAAGGATTTGAATATATTCTCATTGTTCGTGATTTTTAATATATTTTCTTATAGATTTTCGTAGTTCTTTTAGGTCCTGAATATTCATGTTGGGAAGACCTACCCAATGATGAGCATTGATACATACAGATAACTCTATGTCCCTGCCATTCCTATCAGGATATTTACCCTTGAATATCTTTACTCAAAAATATGGTTTATCTTTCCTCTCGTACTTCACTTAGATACCTCCTTATCTTTCTTTTAAGTTGCCTTAAATCCTTTACACTTATATTGGCCACGGTATTGAATAACCACCCATCATCCGTGGAGAAAGTTATATCTATATCTCCTCCGAGTTTACTGGTGTAAGGAGATTTCTTTACTTCTATTTTCATTGCATTGATATTTGCAATTCAATAGACTTCCCTATCTTAGAATGGTAGCCAGTCTTCACTACCGAGTGTACAATCCTTTGCCAGGGTTTTGGGATATTTGAACAACTCAGGTCTGAGTACTTTCAAAGCTCTTTTATGTACCTTATACTTTATCTTGTCAGGGTCTACTTTAAGTAGATACTTCAACCGCTCATACCAGTTACCATCATATATACCAAGCTTATCGCTAAGCTTTAATAGGTCTTCATGAGCATGATACATTAGTAATACCGTATCATCATTGAATATCTGACTGAAGTGTATTGATACATGGAATTTCTGTCCGATAGGGAATAAGTATTCCCCTATCCTTTGAATCAGTAATAGGTCACAGATAAGTCTTTTGGTTACCTCTGATGCCCTCATGAATACCGTTATCATAGGGTAATCCATACCTGCTTTCTTTGATACAGTTAGAGACAACAAGCAATTCTTGCCATGAGCATGCTTATTATCAAACTGATAGCCTATGTTGAATATCTTCCTTGAGTTTAAGGCTTTTACTACTTCCTGTCTTAAATCAATCAGACCATTTTCATCCACATAGTTTGCTACCAGAGACTTCCATTTAGCCGAAGTGTAGTTGAAGTGCCTACCAAAATCAAATTCGGGGTCTACCAGAGGTTCTTTAATATAGATGACTAAATCATTTAAGTATTGTGCTTTACCAATTCTTTCAATATCCAAACCGGGAGTATTGAAAAGGAATAATCTGTTAAGTCCCTCCCAAGCTTTCATACTTGTTTTGAACTTCAACAGGTTATTCTTTAACTTAAACTTACTCATCTGTTTCAGGAGTTAATTCACTGTCATCCATATCGTCTTCCTCTGAAGAAGAGAATGATATTAACTTCTTCCTTTTCTTTTCCCCACTTTCCTCAAGCTTTAGTTTGAGACCATACTTTTCGGTGAACTTTAAGTAGGTCTTTTTTATCATGTTACGCTTGAGGATAGAGGGACATACCTCGGGCAATGGAATACCATCCCAATCCCCAATCTCTAATGCTGAAGCTAACATAGATTTCTGTTTATACCCCAAATCTTTCCTTAATACCTTGAAAGCTCTGAAACTGTTACCATAGGTTTTATAACCTGCTTCATCGCTTGTCATAAGTTTTTTGAGAGATTTACGTATCTTCTTTCTACGTACTTCATCGGTACAGTTCTCTTTCAATAACTCCTTTATGTCCTTGCGATTCTGATATAACAGTATGGTAGTATCATTTGCCCAGGCCGCTTTAATAACCAACTTTAACGAGAAGTTATCATGGCCATAGATATACTGACCCATACGACAGAATAACAGTATATCTATTGGTAACCTTGTAACTATCTCTGAAGAACGTAGTATTACAGTTATCTCGGGGTTTTCCACTCCAATCTTACGAGAGAATATACCACCAACTAAGCAACCTTTGCCACTACCATGATTGTCAGCAAAATGAAACCCAATGTGATAATTCCTATTTACTGTCTTATTCTCTTCTAACTTCCTTATCATCAGTTTAGCCTGGTCAAGCACATCCAAATCAAGGTAGTTAGTAATCAGCCCAGTCCACTTGGTCATGGTATAACCAAACATCTTACCGAAGTCGAAGTCTGGGTCGAATTTAGCATCAGCTATTTCTACCATCAAGTCGTATGTAAAAAGAGAATCGGTTAGGTTATAACCAACTCCCTCACAAAACCAGTCGGGTTTCTTGATTAAGAAGTTTTCCAGTATCTTTTCCCAAGCATCAGTGGGATTCTTAGCTTTTACAAGATTCATAGTTTCTTAGAAATTTACTAATAGCTGTTTGATGTAACCCTAATCTCTCAGCTATAGCCGATTGTGATAATTTATCCTCGTATCTTAACTTTATAATATCATCTCTTAAGAATACCGTTTTTCCCCTCTTTAGAGATTTTAGGGTATTTGAAATTTTTAACTTTGTGTCTTCTCTTACCTTTCTACCTTTGTTAGCTATGGAGATTAATCTCTTTGTTTCGCTGCTTCTTGGTATACCATAAAAAGGGCTTAGCTTACCCCTTTTACCATACATGGGATTTTCTTTTCCTCTCTTAGCAAATTGTGTAAATCTATTTTCCCTAACTGCCTGTTGAATATTCATTTTCTGGGTTCCCCAGTATAAATTACTTACTCTATTATTCCGTGGATTATTATCTTTATGACATACTATGGGATAGTTGTGAGGATTTGGTATGTAAGCCATAGCTACTAATCTTGATGCTTTAAACCATCGACTTGTACTTGTATATATACCCCAAGAATGTTTCTTATTCCCCAATAAGTCAGTATTTATCCTCTTGTATAACCTATACTGTAACCTATTATTACATAATTCACCTCTAATTCGTATCCATTTACCTCTCTTATTACTGTATAGCCTGCCACTCTTACTAATATAATAGCATGGCCAACCATCTATATTACTAACTTTCATATTCTATAATACTGTTGTCAATAATTAATAGTAAATTTAGTAATATCAGGTTGGCCATGTATCTAACTAATATAGTGACTTCTGCCGAAATTTATTGATACGGTTCTTCTTGAAATAGATGTAGAATACATCATCTGAACCCATACCTATCCATCCCAAATACCCACAGAAGTAGATGAAGGCCTTCACTAATTCCGACTGATACTTTAACTCCTGAGTCATTACCTGGGATTGCTTCCAGGGTTTATTCTTCAGGAAGTTACGAGCAATGTTCAGATGATGGGTTATCTTCCATAACAGGTATGGGTAGTTTACTGAGTACTCTACATGATTGAAGTATCTACCTCCCTCGAGTAACTTTATGTTATAGTCCAGATGTGTTTCTGAATCCATGTTCTCGTACCACTTGATAAGGTCTGTGGCATTGTTGTGGAAGATAACACCGATATCTCCCTTGTCCATTATCCACATTACCCCGAGATTCATGGCTGTACGCAGGATATCTTCATAGTTCTTGTTGAGAGAATCTACTACTGATTGAGGACAACGATTATCCTTTACCCACTTCACCATGTATGCCATAATATCCTCGGGTTGGATATTGGCATATATCAAAAGTTCGATAAAGAAGTGGATAGCATCTGCATTCTCTTCATTAGCATTCTGTAAGTGATTGAGTATCTCCGTATACTCTATACAATCACCATGGGTTTGTACCAATTTTGAATGGTTGGCCTCGAATAAGTCCATTACATTTTCTAAGGACTCATAGCCTTCTGATAACTCCTCGGTAACCCTTGCAGTAAAGTCCTTTAACAAGGTTTGAGAAGCCTTTGTATTTATGTCTACCGGATACTGTGGTAGCCCCTCTATGCCTATATACCCAGACAAGAGGTTCTTTTGCATTTGATATATCTCTTCGAGATACTTATGGTCGGGAATAATTCCCGGTTCTTCCTTTATATCACGTGAATCCAAAGCGGGTATTTTTTTTAGATTAAACCTTGGTTAATTGTTCTTCGTATAGTTTCTTCGCATACATTAGGAAAGTACTTGTTACGTATTTCTCTAGCACTTATTCCTTTTACATGTAACTCTTTTATCTTTACCCTATCCTCATGTTTTAATTTAGCGTTGGGATTTTTACTACCTCTCAATCCATAGCATGGATTGTTTTTACCTATAAGTCTTGGTAATTTACAATTTACAATAGCTAAATACCTATTCTCTTTATGGGTCCCCCACTTCAAGTTACTTACGATATTATTTAATGGATTATCGTCCAAGTGCATTACTATAGGTAAGTTATTAGGATTAGGTATATAAGCTTCAGCTACCAATCTATGTATCTTGACATTTTTACTTATACTACCGTTATGTAACTTACATCTCAAATACCTATGATGGTGATAAACTTTTAGTAACTTACCATACCTATATAACTTTCCCTCTTTAGTAATGTGATAACCTGGGAATCCCCTTATATTATCATCCATGGTCTTACTTGTTATCGTGTGCTCCGAATCCTTTGTCTCCTCTTGTACCCCAGTTCTTTGCCTTCTCTTCGTACTCTTCATTGGTAATCTCTACCGGAGTTGAAAGTATGATGGGAACGTGTACGAATTGCATTATTTTCTTACCTTGGTTCAGAGGAATACAAACCTCTTCGGGTGAACCGTTATGAATACCTATGTGCATTTCCCCAGTATAAGGGCTATCCACTATCTCGGCAGTGAACGACAAACCCTCTTTAGTTGCAATCCCAGATTTATTTGCTGCCATGAGCATGGACTCTTTTGGATTGATAAGTACCTTTATACCAGAAGGGATGAGAAGTCTTCCACCTGGCTTAATTACCACATGTACATCATCAGTACCCAACCCATTTAGTTTGATGTAACCTTTACCTAACATCTTCCGATTGATACCGGAAAAGTCATCCTTACCTTTCTCCCCAACCTTAAGAATATCTTGGTCGGATAACTGAGGGATGTAGAAATCAAGCCCTGCATCCCCCTCATTTGCTCTGTTAGGGGATTTAACCTCTCGAATCTTTGTGAACTCTAATTGTACCATGTTATTTACTGTTGAATTTACGATAAATGTCTCTTGCTTCCTTTCGGGATAACTCGAACTTACTCTGAAGCTTATCGAGTATTTCCTTCTTACCCAGTTTTTCTCTTACCAATTTACGGTAGTACTTTTTACAACCTTCTATATCTACCAAAGGTTCCAAATCCTTGAACTGAGTTTCTGCTTCCAGCTCTTTACGAGTCTTACCCATAAGAGCTGTGAACTTAATACAACAGAGTTCGGAATCTCCGCACATCTTACATTCCTTGGTTGAAAGGTCATAGTGTTTACCGAAACAGGGATCTTGTCCTGAACCAAGTTTGGTGATGTCTATAGGTTCAAGAATATCCCCAGTCTCTAACTCCTTTCTTACTTCCTTAAGTTTGTCTTTCTTTTTCTTCGCCATATATTTGATAGTTTGATATCAAGTGATAGTTAATAGGTATTTCAGTGTCATTGATGTAGAATAGTATATGCACTAACTTTCTGGTTCACCATTATACGTGCGTGCGCATTTAAGCTTTAGCTTAAGTTAATACTTACTAAGTAAGTTAAGTATAAGTTTATATAGCTTTAGCTATATAAACCTCTATTAGTATTTAGTATACTAAATACTAATAGAGTTATAAGTGTGGGTATATACGTGCGCATATATGCGTATTACCCTTCCACTCTGATTACCTTTAATTTTTCTTTCTGATAATACATTCGTCTATGGTTACCATGTCTCTTTAGATAATTACCCGGGAATTGAAGGTCGTCCAGGTATGCTTTCTTCTTATTCATGTGAGTTCTTGCAAGACGTCCCAATATCTGTATGGATTTTTCATTAGAATCCATTGATGCAGTATTCTGCAGATATTTTAATTCAGGGAAGTTTTGACCTCTAGAAATAATCGTGGTAGCTATTAGTATATCGATTTTACCTTCTCTAAAAGCTTGTAGAATTTCATCACGCCCTTTGGTATTATGATGTACATATTGTATGTTGTATTGATTCCCGAGATGTTTAACATAATACCGGTAAAGATTTTCACAATGACCTATAAACTTACATACTATCAAAGCTGGTAATCTTTTTCTACCAATGTTATACTTGGTACGATCAAGGGATAGTTTCCAAGCTTTAACATTATCTGATATAACTTCCTTGTATTCTGTTGAGTAATCCACATCTTTAGAGTACTTAAAGGGAGCATATACCAACTTGCAAGTAATAGGGGTAGAATACCCTTTCTCTATCATATCACTTAATTTTATCTGGTTAACCTTATCACCAATAAATGACATGATATTCAGGTTATGTATTAACTTCTTCTTCTGATTACTCATGTAGATGGTACCACTCAAACCTACTCGTATTCTAGAGTTATACAGATGTTGTATTACTGTTTTATATGTTTTATTATCTATCACGTCAGCCTCATCTATAAGTACCATATCTATTTCTGATAAGAATTTTTGGTACCTACTTATATTTGAGGCAAGAGACTGTACCATGCACACATTAAAGTTACCCCAGTCATTGCACTTACTTCCCTGTATGAATGCAACCTTTTCACCGGGTAACAGTTCTGGAATCTCTTTTTTGAACTGCTTAAATAAGTCTGCACTGTTCAACAACAATACAGTTTTCAATTTCCTCTTGAAAGCCTGGTGTAATCCACAGAACACCAAAGTCTTTCCGAAATTAACTGCCAAATCAGATGCACAGATAAGAAAAGGAGTATCTCCAACTCGATTATTTAGAATCTTTTCTAGAGCTTCTTTTTGTACTTCCCGTAATTCTTTATCTCCAAGTATTGTTGGAATTACTGGTTTAACTCCTAACTGGGGTCTATTATCTATGATTTTAACCTCCTGTCCCGTTTTAAGGCATTCATTGTAAACCCTATTTAGAAGACCTATTTTGAATTGCCCATAATCAGAGATATATTTTACATAACCATCCCAGTTCTTTGCCCTGCTATACATCATTATATGCCAAGCGTCCGGATGCTTAATCCGGAACATTTCATACAACTTGTTTGTGAACTTAGCTGGGCCAGATAATTCACAAACATTGCAGTTCTTTATGGTTATAGTTATCATAATTTTGTGGCCATATCTATTATACCGAAAATACCACACATGAAAAACATGAGTAGTATTATTATACACACTGTCTGAATAGCCGTTGCTATAACGTTATCCCAGTCTATTTTCATATTCCTTGTTTATTAAGCATTTCTATTATATTCAGAATAATTACCAATACCCATCCCAGTATACATATTCCCAAGTACACCTGCAATACAGTGCCCCAAATATCTTCCCAATCCCTTTTCATAATCTCTATTTTTTGAAGGCGTCCCAGTCCACATGTTCTGTTTTAGGTCGAGACACTATATTAAATTTTGCCATATAGTTAATAACCCTTTGACGAGCTTTATCATTGGATAAATCTTCTATTTTAGGTATACCATTACAAAATTCGAGTGCATAGAATTGACCGAGTACAAAGGTCTCATAATCAACCCCAATCTCATCAGCTAATTTCCTTGCCCTTACAAACCATACATACTCCTGAGGATTCTTATCATAGGTATTATTTATACCTATTCTATCGAGAATCTCTTTAGTATAATGTTCATACACCTCTCGAGTATATTCAGGGTGTTTATCCTCTTTAACTTCCTTATCAGCCTCATATACATCCATAATCCAATTAACCCTTTGATGTAACCAATTTGCACAGAAGTTATAGTTAACTCTTTTTGCTTGGGACATTAACTTAATACCTGTGGTTACAAACTCGATATATCCCTGACGAGGTTCGAACCCGAACTTTTGACAAAACTCATTTACAACAGGTACCAATTCCTTAACTGAGGCCCATTGTAAATCTGTTTGCTTTATTTTAGTTACTCCGATGTGTTTGAGTTGGACTCTAGTAGAATAGATGATATCTGCTAATAAGTTTGCATCTCCTATACTTCCTGAAGCTCTACGAATAGCTTGAGTTTGTACCCTTTTATCCTCTCCTACCACTGAACGATGGTCCAAAGAGTATTGCCTGGCTTTAGTGAAGAACTCATCTACGAATTCTTCAGATACTCTACCCCCCATTTCCTTCCATAATTTACGGAATAAAGTTTTAGAGATATGTATAGAAGGTTCTCGTTGTGCCATTATAATTTTAACTGTGATTTTATAGTTAAAAGTTCTTGATAAGTCTGATATGTCGTCTCTCGTACATATTCTAAAGTCCTACGCTTACCCAATGAATTGACATCCTCATTATCTGGGAGGAATACTACCTTTACCTTTTTGAAGGGCACCAACTTAAATGCCAGATCTAATGCTTTATCTTTAGCATCGGGGTCAATCAATATTATAAACTTCTCTACCTGACTCTTGATGAACTTGTTTACTTGATATCTGCTGACTGCCTTACCTCCGGTTGCAATCCCATTCTCTCCCAAAGTTTCAGCATTGATTGCACCCTCACAAATATAAACGGTTCGGTATATTTCTAGAGCATCTGCATTATATATAATAAAACTCTTTCCCAAACCTGTTATATCTACTTCTGGGTTGTTATATTTTGGACCAGCGCCCATATATAATCGAGCATTGAAATAAGTTAATTGCCCATGCTCTGTAAAAGGGATAATGATATATCCAAGGTACTTACCTGTGTTACAATATCCCCATCCTTTACGAGCTAACTCCTCTATCTTAAATCCTCGTTTCTTAAGATAATTCCTGGCAGACCTTGCCAATAGAGAAGTACCCATGGATATATTCTTAAAGCCATCAGGAAGGAAGAACTCTTTCTTACCCTTTAACTCAACCTTCTCTTCTTTGAATACATATCCAGAATAATCTCCCGATTCGAGTATAGATAATACTTCTTGAAAACTATCAGTATTCTCTAGATACATTACCAGACTTAAGGGAGATGGATGCTCACCACACTTAAAACAATTACATCGATTGTTTGAAAGATTAATGCCAAACTTCTTTTCTCCTCCACAGTAGGGACAGTCTGACTTCATCCATGAATTGCGGTAGTCGAAGGCTCCGATCTTCTTAATGAAGTACTGGTGCATCTTACCTTTTATATTGCTGTTAAGTCTCATATCGTAAACGAAAATACCCGACCATGAATAACATAGCCGGGTAATTATTACTTATTAACTGGTAACTTCTGACATAATTCAGGAACTAGATGATGGATTATATATCCTCTACGAATCTTCACTAATTCTACTTTGGCTTCTTCTAACCTTAGGAAAGAATTCTTATAAGGTACCTCATACCTATCTATATCTTTATACCCCATAGTTCTATGGTTAGGAGTAACCTTATTCCAATTTATAGAGGCCTTTTCTGAAGAGATTGGTACCCACTCACGGAAGAATACTCCTAAACTATACCTCTCTTCAATTGGACATACAACTTGATATCTGTTACCTGGTTGCCTTCTTAAACATATCTCTTTGGAAGCTCTCCTACGAAATATCTTCAATAATCTTACATTCATAACTACATGTGTTCAGTAGCTTGGAATACGCCAATATGGATATTATAATGACAGTGAGGGCAAGTGATGCACTCTTCTCCATTATGATCTGGGCCATAACTTAAATCCAAGAATACTTCCTTCTCATTGAAAGCTACCTTGGAATTACAATTTTTACAAACTGTAGTCCTCTCCTGAATTTTAAGAGGCTCTGTAGTAATAACTCGTGCCATACAATTTTAATTATTTAAGGTTTAACTAAATATCACCTGAGGTTTTACTTCTCTTTTCTGGGTCTGCGTTGGGATTACTTACCCTTTTCTTTTTCTTAAGTAAATCATCTACCTGTTTACCCATGGACTCATCATATTTTGCTCTGGCCTCTTTAGAGAACTCCTTCATACGTTGTCTTTCTGGGTCCATATTAAACATTACTCTACCAGATGGAACTCCATCACGTTGAACTACAACTTCCATTCTCATGATGTTATGTTCTTCTTCGTCCTGAGTAGAATTTAATCCCATGACGCATTTTGCATTTCTTATTATAGAAATAGCTGATGCTATATCATTATCCTCGTATCGGGTTTCTTGATGCTTAGCACCTTCTCTGGTAACATGTTGGGCAGTCCAAATAGCATCTAGTCCCAACTCATCTCCCATATTATCTATATCTATATATACATTGTTGATACGTTCTACATCGTCCCTATCTCGAGCAATAGAAGCCAACTTTGCAGCATAGTCAATCATGATAACATGGACCTTAATACCCTTCTCTGTTTCTAATTTCCTAACTAGATTAGTAATGGTATTACAATCTGCAATGGTTGCAGGTACACGCTCCACAATAAACTCTACACCAAGACGTTTATATTTACGCATGTGCCTTTGCTCCATCTTATCATAATCACCAGTTAACATCTCCCTCTTGGTCTTATTGAGAGTAGACTGTATCATACGATCCATTAACTGGTTCTTACCATTTTCAGTATCTATGTATAGAACATTCTTCTTCATTGCCAGATATCCCCGGGCAATATTGATAAGTGCAAATGTCTTTCTCCGTTTAGGGCGATCAATCAAAACGAAAAGAGAATTCTTGGGATATCCATCTCCATTACCCAACCTATTCAACTGCCAAAATGGAGTAGGAACTACATCTGGGTCAACCTTTCTCATGAGTTGTCTCATTGCAGTTCCACTAACCATAAGCAAAGGCTCGTCTTTCTTTTGTGGTTTTGAATTTTGTAATATTTTGGTTAACTTAACCTGATAAGTTTCATAGGAATTGTAATCCGAAAAATCCATACCTTCATTCAAAGCTTTCAACTCAATGTAGGCAATGAATTTATGTATATTTTCCAGGACAATATCTACATCTTTTAGGGGTTTATTGTAAAGCTCAGATATTAAACTATGAATATTAGGAATATCATCTTTAGTAACCAAATCAACATAATCCTTACCTTCTAGCAAGGTTTTAACTTGCTCTACCATTAAAACCTCACTTGGTATTCGTTGGTATTTCTTTACGAATTTTACCAAGGCTTCTACTACTATCGAGTGTTCAATTAAAGTAAAGTACCCAGGTTTTATCTTTGGAATATATAGAAGAGCTTCCTTCCCTTGTACCAAGAACCTAAGTACTTCTAGTTGAAACTCTATAGAGAACGTAAACTTATCACAGGAGTTTAACCTCTTCTTTACCTTATTTGGTTTCATATATTATATAATATTCATGAGTGTATAATCAATAGTATCTGCTAGATAATATAGTTCTCCAAGCTCATTCTCGAACATACTTGAACACTAACGGTGAAATATTTTGATAAAAATTCATACAAGTTGTTACTTTATTATTTATATTTGCATTGTTAAATATATTTACTACTATGAAAGGCAATAACGGGAGTGAACTACATCGTTTGACAGAATTAAAACCCTATGATGAGGACTTGTTTAATAGGTTATACAAAACCTGCAAACCTTTAATACGTAGGCTGACGAGGGGAGTTGATTCCAGAAGATTTAATCTCACGCCAGATATTATTAACTCTTTCTTCTGGGATAAGTTCTTGTATGTATTTAATAAATACCAAGACGAATACGATGAGGAAAGGTTAAAAGCAACTCTCCTATCTTCCCTGCAAACTTATAAAAGTAAGTTACTGAGGAATGCTTATACCAAGCAAGCAGAGTTCAATCAAGAGTTAACTTCATTTGAAGTCTTATTTGACAATAATAAAGAGCTACTTGATGATTCTGATGAAACTCGGATTAAAGAAGAACAATCTCAAAGATTCCATCAGTATATGAAGGAGCATCTCACTCCTGATGAATACTTAGTAATGCAGATACAGCTTGAGCCTCCCAAGTGGTTTGAATCCCGTATCAAAGATTCTCATGGTAAGTTATCTATCCTTCACTTGATAGATTATTTTGAGTTACCCCGGGATAAATTTGCAGTTAATATGTTCTCCAGAATGAGAAAGACCATACAGAAAACTTTAGAACAAGCTGCAGTAGATCTTAAACAATGAAAAAGGCCAGAGCAAGGTTATTGATAACCTCACCCCGGCCCCACTTAACCAACTCAACTATGGTTCAGTTTAGAAAGGATATAAGGGACGATTGATACAATTAGTGAATAACTCCAACATATCTTCTGGAGCAGTAAAGGTCGTAACAGTTCTAATAGAAGTAGTTATACTAGTTCCACTTGAAGCATTGTGTTGTATATACGGGCTTAACTTAAGCTTAGGATAAACTCCACTAGTGCCAGTGGTTTGAGCAAATATCTGGTACTTAAAAGTATTACCATCACCACTCGAAGGCCAGGTTTCACCTCTTACCAAGAGTAGGTTACTCATAATTCCTAAGTTATTAGCTATCCTTTTGACTATATTGGAAGCTAATTCAGCCTCTACACCAGAATCGACTAACCAAGTTTCTAAATCTATATCGATATCTTCTGAATTACCTGCTAGATTCTTAAGGTTAAGAGAAGTTACCAGAGTTATAGAAAATGATGATACTATAATCTTACCACTTATGGAATGTAATTGGGACCCTGAACCTAAGTACTTCTCCAAAAGAGATCTACTATAAACCCGGCCAAAGTTATCGAATACCGAACATACAGCAGTACCAAATCTTGTAAGCCCATCCACTTTGGTGGTATTAACCAAACTAATAGCATGACCAGGTAATATCTTCTCCCCGTTGCCCTGTACAGACACTATCTCAAAGAAAGCCATAGGATAGGCCTGACTTGGTAAACTACTCAGATTCAGAGTACCGTCCCATACTTGATCTTTACTGAGGGGTATATTTAGAGCTGCATTAGCCAAACCCCAATCTTCGGGATTAAGAGTGGATTGATTTATATATGGCTTGGTTGAATAAATTACTAGCCCTCCACCAGCTTCATACCACTGATAGTTTATCCTTTTTGTTACTGGACTAGAACTTGTAGCTAATACACAACCACTGATTATCAGTTTAGTAAATACGAATTCGTCTTCTTCACTAACACTGTTTAGGGTGTATTCGGCTTCTACTCCAAAGCCCCAACTACGCATTTGATTACTTACTCGTCTAGCTAAGTCCCCTACTTCGATTGGTACAGTACTCTGTTCTAATACCCTTACCCTATTATCCAGTCTCATCAAAGAAAAAGGATTCATTCCAAGGGGTTTAGCAGGTAATATACCCTGATATGGGTTGATACAGAGTTGATATCCAATAGATTGCATTAATTCCTTCCAACCGGGCAAAAAAGTATTCCAGGAGGGTATCCAACCTATCATGTATACCCCTAATAATGTATCAGTATTAGAATTAATAGATACACTACTTTTTTTGGTTACCCAGTCCAATATTTGAGGGTAGTTCATATCGACTATCTTGTCGATATAATACTCTGGTTCTACATGGGCATTTGTTAACCACGCTACTTTGAAATTAGAGAGGCTCGGGACTGGTTCATCCTTATTAGCACTATACCTATGAGTAGCTATTAAAGCAAATGTTACCATTTTAGATGGGTTAGACATATCTGGCCAACCTCCAGGAGGGTTTTGACCAGTGAGAGTCAGTATATCTGGTGCTATTGAAAGAAGCCCATCGGGAGTAATAAAGGCATTGAACACCTGACCAGCCGTATTATCTTTATTAGAAAGAAATACTCTTCTTGCACCCCTTTTCATATCCTCACGATCGGATGAGAATATACTACCTATAGTCAGGGTATTTTTAGTAGTATCAACCCAATCGAATCCACATACGGGACCAGTTCCATTGGCTATGGCTATGGGTTCCATCACCTCTTTGGACTCTATAAGATCTCCGTATACCTGATAAAGTCTCGGTTGTACTACTCCATTAACAACCTGAGTTTCGTTATTCTGTGCCATGATTATAATTTTAACCTATCGAGATTATCGTCGATAAAAATTAAAGCTTTAGTTAATGACTCCACCAGTCTCTGGTTCACTGAATCGTCCCCTAGTAACTCCACATCGTCGGGATTATCCTGGAATAACCACTCAAGAAGTACTCCCCAGTAATTATTACCCATCAGTACAGTGAAGTTAGCTTCCTTATCTGGGTCACTATCCGAGAAATCGGTTCGGTGTTTATATCCGTCGGTAGTAGGGAAGTCCTTCTGAAGTTGTTCGAATATTACCGTGGCAAATAAATCTGAACGAGTTTGTCCCTTGGTGGTATATATTTCAAATCCTCGGGCAGTACACCATTCATTTCCCATGCCTGCGGCATTGTTATGAAGTGAGAGCAGAAATTTAGTTCCCCCTCGGGGAGTATCTAAATTATTTGCAATCTCTTTTCTTCTAGACAACCCGATTTCGGTGTCTTTGGTATTGGTGAATGCTACTTCAAAACCCTCATGTTTGAGACTTTCAGCTAACATTTTACCTACTTTCCTACTCCATAAATATTCTTTATGTCTACCATCTGGAGATTGTTTCCCTGCCACATCTGATCCATGAGCAAAATCGATTATGGGCAATAACCTTCGTGCCATAGCTATAGTTTTTTAAGATACATTAACTTTAATCCATTTAGATACATACCCACTGATTGGTCCATGTTAGAAATTGTAAATTGGTCCTTTGGTATATATATCTGTTCTATTACCATGTCTTTTATTGCCTCATTATCTTGAGGCTCAAAGATATTTACCAGAGATTTTCCATTACAGGTGAAGTTTGATAGTAATCCACATAGTTCGGAATACTCATTATTCACCAAGCTCTCTACCTTCTTTACAGTTGACTCTTTGTTGTCTATATGATTCTCAAATCTGATTCGCAGTATCGCATACTTCAGGATGTGCCCCAAGCAATTGAATTCCCTACGTATCAGTATCTGAGCTTCAGTTATACCTATGGTAGAGTCAGCAGCTCCATCAAAGAATTCCTTTACCTGTTGTGATGATTCTGATACCACGGTTACCTTTTTATTTAGGTTCCAGATGGTATATACGAACATTACTACCATCACTAAAACCATTACCATGAATATACCGAATATCACTTTGAGTGCCCCATAATTAGAGGCAGCTTCAGCCAGTTCAATCGAAGATTTAGTTAGAGATTGAACTACATGGTCAAGTTTGGGATCTTCTTGAGCAAAAGAAGATAATAAAGCTATTAGAGGCGCATTAAACATATACAATGTAAATTAAGGCAGTGGTTTGTTCAAATACAACAGAACTGTCCTCTGGTTCAAAATATTTTACATTTACGGGTAGGTACTTGTTGACAATATTTACCAGAGTCTCTCTTACCTTATCACTATAGTCGGATGGATGTTCTGATTGTATTTGTTCCTTTTCAGCCTCTATATCTTCTTCGGTGGCATTGGGATTCATCAGCTTCCACTCTTCCAACAGTTGTTCTTGAATCTCCTGGTCTTTCCTTACCATAAAGTCCCATTGACCCTTTGGTATACCAATAGTGAGAATCATTGGGACACATTCCCAACAATCGGTCTCGGTGTCGTAAGTAGCAGAAGGAGTATCGAAGTGTGAGATAGTATCATAGTTTACAGAACCATCTCCGATGGCTTGAACTACTGAATCTTTTGTACTCTCATCTACCTCGGTAAGAGTAAAGGTTACTCCATAAAAACGACCCAATATTTCATAAAACCGTTTTGTTCCTCGTATCTTATACAAGGATATGGCGTATCTTAGAACTAACCGGAAATCAGCCGTAGGAAAACCCCTGTCTTCTTTTATCCAATTCTCTAGATTCTCCTCTGTATATGGTTCACCCTTAGTTAGTACACCGTAAGCATAGGGGATGAACCCAAAGTATTCCCATAGATAATTCAGGAATATTGGATTAGCTTTATCTACATCCAGACATTCCATGAAGTTATCTATATCGGGCATTACCTCAGTATCGAAATAACCAGAACATACATCTATGAACCTTTCGAATATACCCTTACCTTCTGAATCCTGATAGGTATCGTTGGCTTTGTAGTAATGGTCGAAAAGATTACTGAAGATGTAATCTCTGAAGAAGGTCTTCGCAGGATTAAACCACTTCATTGATTTTAAGTGTTATATTATCCGAACTGATAGTAGGGATATTGTAGTTGTGAGGAATGAGATCTACCAGTTTACCATCGCTTCCCATCGGTTGAGTGGTTAATTGATATACTGTTCCGTTTTCATAGTTTGCATTTTCGACGGGTAAGTTAATAGTAAGGCTAAACTTAGACTTGGTCAGAGTTACCTCAAGAGGTTTACCATACTGACCCGAATATAAGGCACTACCAGATAACTCCTTATTAGCATATACCTTATAGAAAGCATTGCCATCTTCTATCACAGTCTGTATATAACAATTCTCGAAATCGGATTCTGGGTTAGAAGTGATAAAAGATATCATCTTGAAGTAGGTAATATTCAGTGCTGGTACTGATACTATCTCTTCGGTATTCTGGGAATTGATGTTTATTGCTATTGGATAAGGCAGTAAATATAACTCCGTTATAGTAAGAAAGTCAACCATTGGCTGATTATCCATGAGAGCATACAAGTCTGACTGTCTTACTGGCTTATTTATGTCTGAGTTCTGATAGTTATAAGCATCCAACAAGGCCTTCTTTACCTGATTGCTTATATCTATGGATTTGAAAGACTTCCTACCGGTAATTTCGGCCGATAAATAAATCTTAGCGGCATGTGTAGAGTATACACTTACTCGAGTAGTTAACACCTTAGATGATTCCATCCTTTGCTTTACATTGTTGATAAGCTCAGTGCTTGCCTCTGAACCACCGTCTGGAGTAATATATACCTCAACATACTTTCCGCAGATGTAGTTACAGTAAGCTTTATCTACCCCGTCTATCAACATAGCTATGGCTTCATAATCTTCTTTAGTGATAGCTACTCCGAGAGTTCTGATACTCAACGGTATGTGTTCTTTAAGTGTATCGAAGTCTTCATAGTCTGAGCCTCCAGTAGCAGCTATGGTATTAGTAAGAGTAAGACCAGAAGTCACATCCGTCATTACCTCAGGAACTTTGTCAAACTGGTTTGCAGGTATGTTACCATTTGTACCATAAGTCAGATAGTACTGACCCTTAATGAGTGAGCCTATGGTTGGTTTCCTACCAAATTGACCATCTCCAAATACCAAGTAGGGAGTAAGAGTAGTATCAAGTTCTACCTTGTATACTTTATCACCAGGACCCGAGTAAGCAAAGGTATCAACTAAAGTCCAAGCTTCTCCATCAATGGTAAGCACCATAGAACCCTCTACATACTTCTTATCAGTAGGTAAGTCTCCCAAGGTTATGATGATATCATGAGAAGTATAAGTACCCAGTTCTACTTCTTCTACTACCTCCTTCTGAGCTACTGGTACTTTATATGTGTAAGTACCCTTTTCAATAGTTACATTGCGAGTGGTTATCCACTGTTTCCCATCCTTTGAATTGAATACGGTATTCTGGGGTACTTGTATATCTACTGGGAAAGGACTCCCATCTTGCATGTATACTGTCAAGTCTACTGAAGATGGGATAGCTGACTTTATATGGTAATCCACTAACTTAGCATGTTTGTATAGGGATGAATACCTTCTACAAGTGGGAAGGAAAGCTTCCCTTGCCATACCATCGATGTAGTAGTGTATCACCTCGGCTATACCAGCAAATATAGAGAGTGTAAGGATGAATATATTACCCTCACTCATATCCGTTATCTCTGGAACCCTTTCACTCAGGGATTGAATAAGTTTGGCTTTTATGTCATTATATGACCTTTGAAAAGGTGTAAGCCATGGATTGCTAGTAGACATCTGTGGTTGAGTTGTTTAAGTTATACTGAAAGTTTAACTCTTCTATCCTTTGGGAATCTTGTACCTTAAAATATATTAGGAGTCTTATAGATTCTTTAGTCGGTTTCAGAGCAAGTACTTTTAATGCCGTTATCCGAGGTTCCCAGGCTGCTATACCATCCTTCACGAAATTTCTAATCATAAGGTTGAGAGCACTTGTGTTGGGTTCTTCCAAACATTCCCAGGTTCGAGAACCAAAGTCTTCTTGTCTAAATCTTTGGCCTATTTGATAGGTTAAAATAGCTGTGAGATTCTGCTTTATTAAAGCAACATCTCCTCGGAGTATATACCACCCTATTTTTGGTACTACTCTTCCATCTGGCAGCTGTACTGATTCGGGTTTACCATCTTTTCCAACGGATTGTTCAAGCTTTATCGGAAAATAGGCACCACTACCAATAGTGTTGAGTTGATTATAGTTTGCCATCAGTTAGGTTGTTTAATTGTTTCACTTTCGATATCCTCCACCTTAGTCTCTTCTAATTTAGAACCAGCCCAAGATGAAGCAGCAGTTTTCAAAGCACTACCCCCATCCTGAGGTTTAGGAACCCAGCTAGTAAATGCTTGTTTGATTTTATTTAAGTCTTGCTCGATTTTATTTAACCTTTCCACTACTGAATTTGATTCGGGAATACCAACTTCTCCCCCCTGCATTATAATGTTATTAGCATCGACGTTTATGTTACCGTCTAGAGTCTTAACAATTATATCTTGTTGGATTATTGCAGTTAATACTCCCGATTCACTTTCATCCAGTATAATCTTATTGCCTTTGGGTGTAATAAACCCAAGTACATAAGGTTTGTCCAGGTCAGGAGGCATCTCTCCGATTGCCCACCCATGATAAGACCAGAGTGGATGTCTTGGGTCCCCATTTTCAAATTCTACATATACTATAGAACCTTCACGAGGAGACAACCATTTGAACCCAGAACCTGGACCTCCTTGTTGATGTTTAGGATAAGCCCATACTTCTACACCTCTTAAAATATTTGGAAGATGTACACATACCTTATTTTGAGAGTCTGGGTCATTAGAAGTTATTACTATACCTCGGTAGGTAGAATAGAACCTTCCAATAGCCTCTATACCTCTCTGTTGAATTAGTTCGTATATGTTCATTGTTCTTTTGGACTTATATTCCTACCTACTTGAAAGTCAGTCCTTGAATCCACCTCAATGGTATAATCAGCGGGGTTATCTGGATTCTGACGTACTAATATTTGTCTACCAGCTCTTTGAGGATTCTCTTTATCTTCTTCCTTCCAGGTTGAAGCCCTGTACCTTTCTACCTCAGATTTTATTCTGCTGGGTATTTTCCAAGCACCCGTAGTATATGACTCTTCGGCTACATCGTGAGCTTTCTGAAATACTTCTTGGAAATTTACCGAAGTAGAGACCTTATTTAAGATGGAGTTACGAGATTTCTTTTCAAAAGTAACCTCAGTAAAATACCCACCCGTGTCAAAGCTATGCTCTACCTCTTTAGCATACCAATCATCAGAATACCTTTGGCCTACATTCTTTATCTCTATAATCTGAGAAGACTTCATATTGGGATTACCCACAAACTTAGCTTTAGCCTTAATTTGACTATTTACTGACTCTATAATGTCATTGGACATAAAGCTACCCATGGTTAAAAATAGGGGATCAGATACTACTCGTACACCGGGCACTTGTATCTCTATCTCCATTTCAGCCAATACCTTAGAACGATCTGAACCAGGATGATCGTATGGATAATCTCCGTAGGGTTTTTCTTCTGATGCTCTTTGAATAATTAAGCTCACATCACTTCTCTTCTTAAGAGCATTGTAACCTTGTCTCCATCTATTCTGCCAGTAAGCTGTACTACTGTTAGGAGCATAATCTATGGGATTAAGCTTTACCAGTACTTTTCTCCGAATGACAAAGTTAGATACCTCATCTGGAGGCTGAGGAAGTTCTACATCGGTTTTACCTGAACGTATAGCATCTTCAAACTTTTTTAATTCATCCTGATACTTTTTCCACTCGGCTTCTATCTGAGAGTTGTATGATTTAACTTCGGCTTCAGTTAGCGAAGGATTAGAAGATATCTTCTGTTTAGCATCAGTTATAGAATTATATACTGGGGGTTTTTTAGAAGAATTGTTTACTTTACGACAAGTAGAAGTACTCGGTACTATAGCTCTTTCAAACTTTGCCATTCTAGTAACATCCCTCTGCTGCCTTGGCACTCCAGGTTTATTCTCTTTTACATAAGCATCTGGCTTACATGGATCATCGTTAGTAGGTATACATTGAACTACTTCTGTTTCTACAGTTTTGGTATCTGGGTCTATACTTGAAGCTTTACCAGCTTCTATACTCTGTACGTATTTAGTTTGAATCCTAAACTCGAGTAATTCTCCGGTTCCACCGGCATAAGTGTATGCAAATACGGTTTTACCTGACTGCTTTCCATTATGTATCTCTATCTTGTTATCACGAGTGTCTACAAAATTCGGGCCTCCTGACATAGCCTTAGCTATACCAACTAACTGAGAATACTTGTTTAAGAAAGTTGCTGAACCAACTATTGCAGTGCCTTCTGCAAAAGTTGCCGGTATCGTCTTTAACGAGTATCTATCTGGGTCCTGAGAGGGCTTGGAAAAATTCTCTGGGGTTAGTTCAAGCAATTTTACTCCTACTAACCCATCGTCTATCTCCTCGGAATTTTGTATCCTTGTATAGCAAGGTAAGCATGGCTTACTTTTCTCGTCGCATGGTTGATTATCTGTTATTACTAAAGCTGTACCAGCTTTTTGAGAGTAATCTGTTATAATTAAAGGCATTTTACCTAAGGCTAGTTCCTTGAATACCTCTATATATTCAGTCTTATTACCCACAAACTTTGAAGGTTCAGCTTCCAAAAACATTTTTGCATCGGCAAATTCTACAGTAAACTTTACCCCCTCTGGGGTGAACTCAATTTGATGGCTCTTTATGTTTACCAATCTTACAGGACCAGATTTGAAAGAGCTATCACTGAATATCCATCCCCACTGTATTTTCAAAGGCATCTTGAACTGTAAGGATGGATGGTCTACTATTCCTACAAAGTCAGTTACTATAGTAAACTTACCTTTGTCTCCTTTACCTTCTGTGTACTTGTAATTGAAGTTCTCGACTTCCATACCAATGGGAATACCGTTGAACTCGTCCATAATAGGAGAGCCAGCACCATCGAATATGGCAAGGTATGGAGTACCATTACCGTTTACAAGAATGGGTTTGCTATCCTCCATAATTCGGTATGATTAACTCCATATCCTCATGGACATCCTCGAAAGGATTTAGAATATCATTGGCATCTGCAATTACTCCCCACATTCCAGAATCTCCGTAGTATTTGAAGGCGATGTTTTGGATTGTTTCTCCTTCAAGTACCGAATGAATTATATGATCTGAAGATATTGCAGATATATTTCTTTCCAAAGATACATCCCCGTCTGGGAACTTTATTACATAACTGTCCTCATAAGGACTTGTTCCTGGGATAGTAACCATAGTTATTTAATTTTGTGTACCTACTCTCCCTGTATCGGAGTTTTCTAGAGAATTTACTTCCCCACCATCAAATATTACTCCAGGCGTATACTGCAACTTACTAGTGGGGATTATTTCTTCCCAAGTTCGGTTGTTTTTGGTTACCCTTTTGAAGGTGAGGGTTTGAGTTGCACAGTTAGGAAATAGCTTAAGGTCGAAAGGTTGACTTACGGTATTTACTATCCTTTGACCAGTATCGGGGTCATGGTCATATCTTTTCCTCATACGGGCTGCATTCTGAAAATGAGTGAGCTCGTATGGAGCCGAAGCCAATATGAAAAGGTCGTCTTCGAATAACCCAGAATTACCCCACTGTATTCTCAAGGTAGGAGGTGATGCCGAGTAACCATTAGCTCTTGCCCAAGATTCGAGCAATCGGCATTTATTTACCACATCATCCCGATGTTCAGCATCTACTGAATACCAGGAAATATCAAAGGTTATGGTATCTTCTCCTCCCGTGTAGAAATAGAAAGGATTGTTACGTCCCATGGATTTAACTGCAGCCCATGTAGCAGCGGGTTCTACCCGTAACCTATCTGGCCTGTTTTGAATCACTAAGCTTACAGCTGGTGATACATTCAGGTTAGCAATAACGATGTCGTTCTTTATCAGTTCGGAAGTCAATTTGTTTGCTACGGTATAATCTATGGACTTAGCCTTCAAAATCTGTTCAGGAGAAACCCCAGCTGTTTCAGCAGCTATACGATTCTGAGTCCAATGGTCCTGAGCCTGAGCTAAAGAGAACGAACCCTTTCTGGCTACATGCAGATTCTTTGCGTCATAGGCTTTACCCATCTTATTGGGTTCTGCCTTAGCCATTGGAGAAGTAGCCCTGTTTATGAGTATCAGGGCTCTCCATACCTTATTGAGAGGAGATTGGAATATTCTCCCCTGCTCAAGGTCAGCTACTTCTTGAGCTACTTTTCCTAATGGTTTTCCTATGAGTGATGCCATGATTTATTAATTTACTCCAGCAGCTACATTTATTTCTGAATCTCTTTCACCAAGGTACTCTTCCAGGAACTTCTTGCCATCTACATTTACAGTTAAGTGAGTACCCTGATTACTTATATTATTGAGTTTATCAGTATATAATCCTAACATCTGTACTAACCATCGTATTTCCTGAATGGTTAATGCTTGAAGATTATCCTTTTGTTTATAACCTTCTCTACTAGCTTTGATAGCAGATGCTAAGTCATTGGTAGCTCTAGTATTCTCGTCTTGTGATGATTGATTATTCTTGAGGGCACTGTATATCATGGGCCCAACTATGGATATGCCAGTAATGGCCAATCCAAGGGGACCTCCAAACATACCGAGCAATCGAGAACCAAATCCCAATATACCTCTGCCTACAGAAGCCAAGGCTCCTCTGGAGGCAGCCCCTGCAGCGGCTCCGGCAGCACTACCCATTAAACCCCTAGTCATTTTACCTGCATTAGTAGTGGTTACCATAGCAGCAGGTACAGGAGTCCACCCAGTAGCTCCTCTACCGGTTTGAGCATAGTATCTACCATTAGCTCCCATCTTTGCTGGAATATTACCATTATATAAATAACCTGGTAAACCAGCCATACCTGCAACTGTAGCTGCACTTGCCCCTATACCAGCCATCCTCTGAGCTTTGATAGCTTGCTCCATCCTAAGGTACTCATGGGCAGATAAAGTGGCTTGATTCCATCCACCTACCATCAGCTTTATCATGGTTCTGAATGAAACTTGAGAGTCACCGTTTAACAATAACCAGCGTGCTCTAAGTCCCATCCATATAGAGCCTATTTTTAATCCGACAGCTGCTATAGCAGCAAATCCAGCTATCCAAGGACCGAACGGAGTTGACATTAAGTCACGAAGCTGAGATATGGCCCAACCGAGCATATCCAGAAATCCCATTATAATAGGATTCTTACCCAGGGCTTCACTGAAAGTAGTCATAAGGTTCTCGGCAGCAGATTGGATAATATCAATTTTACCTGCAAGGGTTTCCATTCGTTTCCCTACTACCTCTTCAGCAAATCCCGCAGAATTGTTTTGTATCTTATTTAACAGGTCAAAGTAACCTTCAGTATCACGCATGATTGCAACTGCAGCACGCATACCACGTACACCGAAGATACTCTTGAATACAGCATTCTGGTCTATAGTAGACAATCCTTGAGTAGCTTCTTCTATTTTACCTAAGATTATGGCAAAATCTTGAAGGTCTCCATTGGCATCTACAAAATCCTGTTTACTCAGTCCTAATCTAGCTAAAGCCTTAGCTCCCTTAAAGTTAGGATTGGTTAATGACTGAGTCAGGTAGTCTGCCATATTTCTTATAGAAGTCCCTGCCATAGAACCCTGAATACCTGCATTACCCAGAGTACCTATCATGGCAGCTACTTGTGGTAACTGCTGTCTCAGAGTTACCATGGATGCAGCTGAGTATTTTATAGATTCAGCTAAGTCTGCCATGGATACATTTGATGACATAGCCGCCTTAGTAAGCTGGTCTCCAACTACATTAGCTGCATTTTGACCCTCTAATTTGAAGGTCCTCATGATATTGGTCAGTAAGTCAGCTGTGCCTCCTTTACCTCCCAACTCCATGCCCGTGGCATTAGCCATCATTGCTGCACCAGATATCATTTGCTGAATCTGGTTTGCATCATTACCTGCCATTGCCAAGTATTTCATACCTGAAGCTATATCCCTTGACATGAACATGGTCCTTAAACCTAATGTCTGGGCAGTTTCGGATAACCCAGACATTTGATTTTCGGTAGCTCCAGATATAGCTCCCACTGAAGTCATCATGTCTATGAAATCAGCTCCGGTTTCGATAGTAGTGGTTAATGTTGATACTATCGAACTGGCCACACCACTGGCTATATTAGCGTACGACTGAACTGCGGTTAAGTTAGCCTGTACAGCATTCTTAGCATCCCTATGTAAACCTCGGATGACTGAGCTAGCTTCTCTTGCCTGGTTTGAAAACCTATCTTGAAGGACAAGGGCCACACCTATCTCGAGTTGTCCTGCAGAAGGACTACCACTTGTAAAAGCCATATAGTTTCAGATTTATCGAACAAAAGAGAGCTGCCCTACTTTCCTTTGGGCAGCTCTTTCTCAAGGGCATTGTAATATGCTTCGGCGGCTTCTATAAATTTCTTCCTTCGCCGCCAGGGGAGCTTTGCTAGAGTGTTAAAGTCAATACTAATATTAGCTTTAACAATGTATAGATATACATCTTCTAGTTCTCCCGTGGGTAGAAAAAATTATCTACCGCCATCACTGGTACCATAATCTTCTGTCCCGTTTCGGGGTCTTCGATTTGAGTAGTACCGTGGAATAGGGGGTCAAACCCTTTGATAGCAGACCTTATGTCCATCATATCTTTTGGGCTGAACATCCGGAAGTTCTTCACGGGTTCATAGTTGTCACCAACCCTCAGTTTGAGATTACGAGCGACTAACTCCTGATTTTTGGTACGTTCACTTGCGGGGAGATTTAAGACGTAGGCTTCCCCGCGGGCATTGAGGAGGTCGAAGCACATCTCTTTCCCACTTTTAGTAGTGAACTGTATTTCCGAGGTTTGTTTAGGTACTGGGTAGAATGGGATAGCGTTAGGTTTTGCTTCCATCTCTTCCATAGTTGGAACTACACCGTAGTCGAAAAGGAACTCTTCCTGAAGGTTTATTTCATAGTCTACTTCACGAACTTGACCATCGGCTGGACCATCCCAAGCATACCTGAAGTCAAGTATTTCCCCAAGAGAAAACACCCTGGAATTTACCATGATTGCATACCTGTCGAGTGAGGGCATTTTCTGCACATCTTCGGGGGTAAGCAATCGAGTTGCTGTTATATCAGTATCAGTTACAATGCCTGCAATGAACTTTGATATGTTCATGAAGGTTTTGGCATCTACCGGATTAGAAAGGATATCATCATCCTCTCCATTCTGTTCCCTTATAGTTACCTCGTAACCACTGGGGAGTTTGAAGGTAAGTTTCTTACCATAAAGTGTTTTGTCTTCCATGTTGTTGAGTTGTTAAGTGTATTCTTCTGAATATAGTCTTGGATACGAAAAAGGGAGAGTTCATTGCTGAGCTCTCCCTTGGTGATTCACTATTACAGCTTCTCGCAGGTGTCTACTGAGAACTCCAAATCCTCCAGAGTGTTGTCCGAACTCATTCGGTCTAAGTCCTGTCCGTTTACCTTGCAAGGCCATACTCCGGTACAAGTCCAGGAATTAAGGATAGATACTCCATCCTCGGCCAGCTCATTGATAAGTACGGTTTCCTTGTACTGACTTGGGGTTAAACCTCCCCCGAGCAGCATATCCTGTACTGACATCAGCCAATCCCATAACCAGGTATCTGAACCAGAAGTTGTCTCCAGCTTAGATGCAGTTAAGTTACCAACTGATACCCTGCCACCGGTCTTTACGTCGTAGTTTACATCCCCGTGTGCAACCTGTTCGATACTTATCTCAGGTACAGTTACCTTCTGAAAGAGGAAGGGGTTGATGGGGTGCTTGACAAATATTATTTGCCATAAGAACTTCTTCCTCGGGTTTTTTACTTTAGCTCCTGCCATAGTATTTATCGTATTTATTTGTTAGTTATTCTGGGCAGAGATGGATACTTCACCGGTGCTCTTGTTTACAGCAATGTCGATGATAACATCCATTTCGATATCCTGCATTGGAACAACCTCCTTATACTTCAGCTGAGCCCGATATTTACCCTGGCGAACGTCGGCCTCATTGTTTATCTGAAGCTCTTCGTAACTCTGGGCATCCTGGTCACCTATCCACTCATAGGAAGTGATGGCATTGCGGGTCTGCAGGTCATCCAGAATTTCTTTTGCTTCGTGATAAATGAGTTTCCACGTATCGAAGGTATTGGGCTCTTCGATGTAGCTCTCTAAAATCGGCCGGAGGTTTTTCTTCAGATAGAGATTGAGACGAACTATGGAGATGAATTTCTCCGAATCGTCTACTGGGTTCGAAGTGAAACCATGCCAGAGCATAGTGCGCTGACCCTGGGTCCTGGTGTTCTTTATTACGAACAGGTTCATGTACCACTGAGCGAACTCGTTAAGAGTATCCACTTCAGCAGGTCCTCCCAAGTTCTTCATCACCGGACCGAGTGCCGATACGATTACACCCCGGTTCATACCGGAGAACGAATACCAGGGACCGTAGGTAGAAGCGCAGATGGCATCGAGTCCCACTACCGAACCCAGCACATCGCATTTCTGGAGAGAGCCATTCTCGTTGTAATACTTGATACCACCTCCGAAATATGCCACTTCTTTCTTGGCACCAATGGTCTGTACCAGAGTCTTCAGTGCCGAAAGGGTCTCTTCGGGAGTTGCTGGGGTACGAGTGTCAGGAGCATACTTAGGCACTTCCACATACAACATCTGTTCGAAGATGTTGTGTACATCGGCAGCTACAGAGGTATATACCTTGGTATAATCCGTAGGCAGATGCTGATGTATGTGAGAAAGGATTACCGAATATGCCTCGTAGTAGGCCTTGCTTGCCTGATATGCCGAGAGCCATTCGTCTGCCGTAGGAGTAGCCCCTGCATTACCCTCAGTACACTGCATGTATACGTTGGTATCGGAAATTTCCTCGGCATCCACGGTACCTTCCGTTATCTTACCCACAGTAATCATCGAGTTCCAGTTGGAGAACTGACGAAGAATGGATATGATATCTTCCATGGTCTGAATACCGGTTGCCAGATTTGCCATGGTACCCTGACCATCGCCTGCCTTACCCTGGATTGCCTCAAAAGTGATGTTGGGAGCATTATCCAGGAAGTTCTGCAGAGTATTCACATTTATAGAGGGATTGGTTACTCCCTCGGAAGTGTTTGCAGATACTGCCGAGAAGAACAGCATTTCGTTGAGCATGCTGTCGTAAGTCGGAATATTGGTAGTATCATCCCGGCCACCATACTGAATGATGCTTGCACGGAGTGTTGGTTCCGTGGATACATTCAGCTTCAGGTAAAAAGGACGATTGAGATTAACTCCCGTATCATCCAATACCGGAGAACCAGCCTCTCGAGTACGTATGGCCATGTGCATAGAGAGACTGTTCTCAGCCCCACTCGGGTCGGATATAGTAATGGAAATAACCGAAGAACCGTCTGGTACCGATACCGAGGGAACTGCCCGAGAAGAAGCCGATGTTACCGACATAGGCTTTGCCCAACCATAAGTAGCCCCAGCTCCAGCTACTCGTGATACCCGGACTTTTGCACCCATTTCCAGGGCTTTCATGATGTTTGATACCGAACCATCCGGAACTATTTCCGAACCGAAGATGCGAGTGAACTGTGAGGGAGTTGCAATCAAGTCCTTCGGGTCTTCGAATGGACCCTTAGTAGTACGGGCTACTACATTGATTACACCCAACAGAGGTACACTTGATTGTACATTCAGGTTCTTAAAGTTGAACCTTACTCTTGGAGTCTGTGGCATATAATTATTGATTAAGGTTATGATAGTAAAAAAGAATCCACCTCCACGTACCCTCAAGTAAGAACCAGGGTCGATTGGAGGTATAGGTGGGTCAGGCTCCTTGGGGAACCTTCAGAGTGTAATCGGCATTTT